TTAAAAAGTGCTCATATAGTCGTCAAATTTCTCAATTGAACGTTCTTCCATCTTCTTCGACACATGGCTATAAACGTCTGCAGTGATTTGGTAATTTTGATGGCCCAATCGTTCCTGGACATATTTCATGTCGGCACCGGCTTCCAGTAACATAACCGCATGTGTGTGCCGGGTCGAGTGAATCGGAAGGGGAGGAGCATCAATTTTAGCCAAGCAGGATTTAAAGACATTGTACAATGTTGATTTAGGAAGGGGAGAACCATCTTCCCGACAAAAGATCAAATTCAAATCATGGCGATAGGCTTCACCCAAATGAAGCTTTCGTTGATTCTGATACTTCAGATGCTCCTGTAACTCTTTCATAAAGCTCTTTCGCATCTTCAGTGAGCGGACAGAGCCTTCTTTCTTTGTTGGCCCGAATAACTCATCTGGATGATCAGGCTGAAAGTCGAGGGTTTCTTCTATATAGATAATATCGTTTTTCCAATCTACTCTCGGCCATTTCAATGCAGCAGCTTCTCCTTTGCGCACACCACTTTCAAAAAGGAACTTAAAGAAAACGCCATAGACGTGACCTCGCCTATAGATTTCTGGATACAAAGAGTTTAAAAATGTAGGCTCCAGGTACTTTAGTTTTTGGACTTGTTTCTTACGTATCTGCACATTCTCGGCTGGATTCTTTTCAATGTAGTTATTGATCACGGCTCTTTTTAAAGCTTGATAGCAGACATTGTGGACACGCCTAGAAGATTCAGTTGATAAATTCTTCTCACTCAAGCTATCGATAAACTTCTGATACATCATCGGTTTGATTTCATGGATGCTTATGCCGCCAAAATAGGGAATGGCATGATTCTCCAAGGCGGTCCGATACGTTTTATAAGTGTTTGGCCGCAGTTTATCTTTGACGTATTGTTCCAACCACTCCCGGACATAAGCAGCAAAAGCGAATTCACCCTTGCCATACCCTTGAAGCACACTTTTTTCTTTTTTTGCTGCGGCCAACTGAGCTTCTTTTTTTGACGAAAATCCACTCTCGGTATATTCTCTTTTCTTTTCGGAAAAGGGGTCTATTACGACCACTCGATACTGCCACGTTTTCCCTCGTTTACGAAATGATGCCATTGCAATCCCTCCTTCTAACTTATCGTTATCCAATTTCCCGTATAGTTCAATCCTTTCGGAAATACATTTAATGAAGATTTTGCTTGTTACCTAAATTCTTCTCTAAACGGTTTCCATATTCGTCACTGTATGCTTGAACTTCACCAATCAACTCGCCATCGACACGGCGAATCTTTTTAAAGACAGGGAAAACACCAGGAAGCTCTTTCTGTCTTTGGCCCAGTTCATTTAAAGGGATGTATTCTTCTTTTTTCATCAAATTTCACTCCTATCCATATAAAAAATTAGAAAGATACTGGCGCAGTCGTTTCTCTGCAAACCATCGCTCTACTCCAAACGTCTCCATGATCATCCACACAGCTTCTTTTTCATGGTTAGGCAGCTCCATTTTATCCAGCATGAAAGTAGGAATACAAAGATGCTGGGAGAAATTCTCTGCTTTCCATTCTTGGTATTCACGCATGGACAAGGGAATGAGTGCCTGGTCACCGGCGTGCCATAGTGCATGACACAGTTCATGCCCGAAATCTTGCCATTGATAAGCATCAGTTTTTCGATTGTCCAAAAATATAATGCCTTCTATGGCCATTGAATCTTGAGGAATGTGATAAACAGTTAAACCAAGTCTGGGATATATATTTTCCATCGTCAGCTGATGCGGATGGAAAATGTCGATACGGTGCAGCAATTTTGTAATGTAGTCTTCTAAGTTATTGTATGTATTCGCCATTTTATCACCCCTTTAAGAACGTATGTTCTAATTAAGTTTATAAGAAAACCCCACTAATTGGAAGTGGGGTTTTAAATTTACCTTTTTATTTTCCAACTACCTAGAATTCCAGTAGTAGCCACGATGTCCTCATTAATATTGCTATAGACATCGTAAAATAGTGTCTCATCAATTTCATTTTCCAAGACAGTACTTAAAGATGTAACGAAACTCATTTTTTGACTTTCTGTTGAATTAGCCCAAATTGATTCATCAACTATAATTTTAATCTGATAATAACTAGGATCTTTGGCTATATCCATATCGACTACACCTGATCCCTGGTTAATCATTTCCGTTCGAATAGCATTGAAAGAATCTAACACAGCTGCATCTTTTTCAACTTCTTTTTCCTCAGCTAATGCTTTTTCTTCAGCAGCAGCAGCGTCTTTTTCTGCTTGTTTCTTTTCTTCAGCTGCAGCTATTTCTTCAATTCTTTTTAATTCAGCTTCTTTTTCTTCTGCTGATGCTTCGGTTTCTTCCGATGCAACTTCTGTTGATGCTGCCGGTTCATCTTCAGCTGCCACTTCGGCTTCCTCTTCACCAAAAAAGAAGGAGCCGATAAACCCGAATATAAGCAGATATGCAATAACGGCTGTGATCTTCTTCCAGTGAGTGCCTGATCGGAAGCCGAGAATCTTTTGGTGCCACTTACGGTCTACTTTTTCAACTTTCGCTTCACTCTTCTCTTGAGCTAAAGCAAAAATCTTTTTCCCTTCATTCACTAACCGGTAGTTTTGACCGTTTAAGGTAAGATTCGTCCGCATGGCCAAATAATCAACTTTAATTTCTTTCACATTTTCCCAAAGGACATGATCTAGTGGCTGCAGCTTTTCATTTTTAAACAAGTAGAAAAACAAGCCAGTGTCAGTAGCGATAGCATATTCTGTAGCGTTTTTACTTCCTTCTATTGTTCCAGTCGTAATATACCGGAAATCTTGGTGTTCGGCCTGAGCAATGCGCTTAACCTTATCAAGCGTCGCTTCTTTTTTTGCTTCTGTTTTATCAGTCATCTTCCAACCCCCTATAAAAAGTAGTGTACATATAACCAAAACAGTAAAAATTTTCTTAACAAATTATAATAAAACCCTGCTAGTGGCAGGGATACACGTTTTAAATTAACAAGGTTATTATACTATAGTTTATTAATTAAATACTTTTTAAATTTATTTCCCTTGCGTTTTTAATATCTCCCAAACGGCCATTAAAGCCTTCTTGCGCTCTTCTGGACTGTCCTTAAACTCTTTATAGAACTTGTGCACGGATGGATCATTGACCCAAGCTTCAAATTCTGCTTCATCGCCCCAGGAAGGATTGCCTTTGCTGTCTTTTTTATTATTTAATGAATCAGGATTATCTGTGCGGCCGAGGAGGTAATCAGTTGAAACATCTAAGGCATCTGACAAAGCCAAAAGCATATCATTAGAAGGAGTACTATGTCCGTTTTCATAATTACTTATAGTTGCTTTTGTAGTACTCACTCGTTTAGCCAGGCCTTCTTGGGTAAGCTTTGCAGATTTACGAGCAGCTTTGAGGCGCATAGTTAACATAAATATCCCTCCTATCTTAATAGTACAACTATATTGTACATCAAAGGTATAGTATTAAATTTAAAGTACAAGAAATTTGTATTTAATCGTTGACATATGAATTACTTGTACTTATACTAAAGGTACAAGTTAATTATACTTTGGAGGTGAGGACATGAAGAACACAAACTTGACTAAAGCCAGAGAGAAGAAAAATCTCACTCAAGAACAACTTGCAAAAATGCTTGGAAAAGCCGGTAAGCAATCAGTTTCAAACTGGGAGAATGGCCATAATAAACCGCCACTGCCAATTGCTTTTCGCATTGCAGAAATACTTGAAGAAGATATCAGCTTTTTATTTAGTTTAGAAGTACAAGATTCTCATACTAAAAGACTGTCTGAAAAAAATCGAGTCGCCGTCTGAGAAAGGAGGCAACTAACTAAACACATCTAGCCACACTCTCCAATGAGTATTTGAACCGAGCAGAGTACGCCAAGACCTTCTTAAGAAGCGAGCGACGCCGAAAGGCCATGCCACGACGTTTGAATGCTGATTGGAGAGTGTGCAGGCATAACAGGAAATATTAAACTCATAAAACTTTCGTTATCAGTTTTTAATTAGAAAATTTCGAATAAAAACTAGGAGGAATTGGAATGGAGAAAAAAGTTGAATTAAGAACGCCTCTACTCGCAGAAGAAGTTACCGTGATTCACGTAGTTGCAAGTAGAGGCGATGGGTCACCAGAAAACATTGTGAGAAATGTAGATCAGTATTGGTCTAAAGATGGTGAGTTATTGGCTGAAAAGGATGAATTTCCTATAACAATTTTGAAAGACTAATCAACTAATTCGGCTGCATCTTCAGCAACTTTTTCAGCAACTATTAGATGAGATAGAGAAAGAATAAATCTCTTCATGTCGGAAACATCATAGTTTAAGTGCTTTCTAGTGAAATGGCCTTCATCATTTCCTAACCATGTTGCAGCAGTAGCTAATTTTTGAATAATAGGGTACTCAATCCGTTTAATTGATTTACCTAAAAATTCGTTTCTAATTTCTTCTTCATCGGACGGCGATTTTGTAATCAGATAAAGCTTTACTAAATACTCTAGCGACTTTCTGAATGCAATACCAGTAATCAAATGTAACCCATTAGATTCGGCGGACAATGCTTGCACATATATTTCTTCGAAGTCAGGAAATAAATCTTTCATTTCCTCTGGTAAGTGACTTTCTACTTTCTGAAGAGGAAAAGTTTCCTTTAGCACAACCTGAACTGGGTTGTTGAAGTGACTAAATTTTTCCCTAGGAGTGACAACGTCGTATTTAGCAAAAAATATTTCATAGCACATAGTGCATTCGAGAGTGATAGAAACAACATAATCTTCTTGATTAATATTTTTCCCTAATAAGGAATGATCTCCAGATTGTTTGCAAATAGGACAAACATTCGGCTTGTCAATTTCAAAGGTTATGCGACTGCTATCCGATTTAAGGACTATATCAGTTTTAATGTTCATATTCTCACCTCCCATCTATTTTAGATAGGAAAATTATAACAAAGAAAAGAGGAAGAAAAATGAAAAATCTGTTATTTATGCACAATCAGCAGGCGGTAACCAGTTCATCAAGTATCGCGGAAACATTCAATAAGCAACATGCTCACATTTTACGTGATGTGGATGTATTGAAAAAAGATGTCTCCAATTTTGGAGAGATGTTTTTTGAAACCATAGAACCCGATAGCTATGGTCGTAATCGTCGAATCTACTTAATGAACAGAAATGGCTTTACATTACTTGCAATGGGTTTTACCGGATCCAAAGCGTTGCACTTCAAACTGGAATACATCAACGCCTTTAATGAAATGGAAAAGGCGCTTACTCAACCGAGACAATTGTCAGAAAAAGAACAGCTAATGGCTTCAATGAAACTGAGTCTAGAAACAGCGGGTGAAATTGAAGTTGTAAAGAAGGAAATTGCTGAGGTGCGAGATATCGCAGAGAACCAAGTCACTTTAGATCATGGAGAACAACGCAGGCTACAAAAGGCAGTTGCAATTAAAGTATACGAAATCGAATCGGATCCAGCTGGCCAACGCCGCATGTTCAAAGAGTTGTATAGAGAAATCAAAGATCGTTTCGCTGTTGCTTCATACAAGGATGTTAAGCGCAAGGATTTACAGAATGCAATTCGTTATGTGGATGCTTGGCTGCCAAGAAAGGTTTCATAAAAAAAGAGGGCGCGAGGAACGCCCAGGAGGAGGGAAAGCGATGGGACAGTTATTGCAATTGAATGAAGCCCAATTGGAAGGGATGATTCGCGAGGAATTGCGACAGCGCTTGAATCATTTGGAGCACAGACACACGTTTTGGGACTTACCTGAATTAGAGAGGCAGACCTGCATGAGCAGATCCTTCATTTTAGATCAATTTTTCTACGATGATCGATTCAAGAAAATTAGATTCAAAATTGGAGCGAAATGGTACATGCCAGCTAAAGAAACTGAGGAATTTCTATTAACTTGGTTGAGGGAGAGGCAAGAGAGATAAGCGAGGGCTTTTCTCTCCATATAACAATCATACAACGGCTTGATGTATATAAAAATACCGTGTGCCATACAAAAAAGGAGTGGAAGACATGAAGTTGAAACGTTCCGCAAATGCTGGACAGGCAATTAATCGATTGATTGAGGGAGAAGAAATGACTGGCGAACAAATCGCCATGGACTTGAATATTTCAGCGCAATTAGTGAGTCACATCAAAAAGGAAAGACGCACCATGCAGGCAGATATTGCACAAGAGTCAATCACGCTTTACGACAATCCGGAATACACAATGGATATTTTATATGAATTTTCCGGAGGAATGACTTCACCAGTCTTGCGAGGTAAGAATATGGAGCAGCACCGGTTGGCATTCAGTGCCCACGCGAAACGCGAAATTGAAGAGAGTTTAGAGATGATTCAAAAGGTTTGCTTAGCAAAACCACCAAGTTCACTGGACGTAAACGAGAAAGAGTCGGTTAAGAACTTGATGGATGAATTACTGGAAGCGCGGATCCACATCGATAATTTGCTGAGACAAGTTCAGGTCGAATACAAAATTTCCATTAAAGAAAGGATCAAATCCCTAATCCCAAGATGGAAAGCGAAAGGATGGTTGGCCTAATGGAATTCGGAGATCCGGTACACATGGTAGGAATTGCAATTTTTATCACTTTTATCAGCTTGATGATTGGCTCACAAATTTTAGCTCCTGAAAAAGAACATAAAAAAACCGACTGACTGCTAGGTCAGACGGCAATTACTACTCTGTAACTCAAGTATAAACGAGAGCCTTGGCTCTCGTCAATAAGCTCAGGAGCGATATTCCCTTTTCGTTCCTGGTCTTATTGATGGGACTCACTCCATCAGAAAGAAGGTGAATACATGGCGCCAACAGGTAAGGCATCTGATGATCTCAGAGCTTTTGATAAATCCGAAAAGATGATGAAAATTCGAAACATCATGAGAGTGTCGGCAAATGAAGGGAATCTGTCGACCGTCATTTCTTTTGAAAATCTCGGAACGAACAGAGAAGCAATTTTCATTGTGACATTGCTCAGACAGCACGGCTACAACGTGGAATATGGCGATGACGTAATCATCGTGAAATGACGAAAGGGGATAAAGAAATGGTGAAAAAAGTAGAAGACTTGCAGGAATATCGGGACGCAAAAGATTTGGAGGTACGCATGCACGGGCTGCCAAGTGAGGCACAAACAGTCATTATCCAGAACATTATCAACCAAACATGCTGGCACGGTCCGGTTACTCGTGAATGGATGGAGAACGAAATCGCTTCACAGGAGCTACTGGATAATGAGTCGCTAAAGCTTGTCACTGATCATCCGGTCGAGGATCATTTCGGTTCGGAAATTCACGTAGGAGATAAGTGGTTTGAAGATGGAGCTGGCCGCGTGGTCTTGGAAGATAATGTTGAGGATTATCTGATTGAAGTAGCAAATGTTGAATTTTGTCGGGCAATAGAATAAGCCGGCTGCAGAAGCAACCGGCTCACCGTCCCATGTGGCGTGGGGCGTCGTTTAAAGAAAACTATGTGCTAAGTATAGCACGATTCTTAGGAGGAGACTACATGAAACAAATCCACATCAACCGACTCACGTTAACTAATTTCAAAGGCGTGAAAAACTTTTCAATAGAAATGAATGGGTCGAATGCAATGGTTTACGGTGACAACGCAACAGGAAAGACAAGTCTCTTCGACGCTTTCTTGTGGTTGTTGTTCGATAAAGACAGCCAGAACAAAAAGGATTTTGAAATCAAAACACTTCAAGACGGGAAAGCGATTCCGATGTTGGATCACGAAGTGGAGTGCGAACTATCCATTGACCATCAACCAATGACGCTTCGCAAAGTGTACCGCGAAAAATACACCAAGACACGCGGATCAACTACAAAAGAGTTTTCGGGACATGAAACAGACTACTTTGTAAACGAAACGCCGTTGAAGAAATCCGAATTCAACAAGCGTATTCAATCATTGGTGGAAGAAGAAGTGTTTAAGTTATTGACTTCGCCGACATATTTCAATGAACAAGTGAAATGGCAAGACCGTCGAAACATCTTACTTTCCGTTTGTGGCGATGTTTCAGAAGAAGAAGTATTTGAATCGAACAATGAATTAAAAGGCTTGCGTGTCATTTTACGCGGTAAGAGCTTGGATGACTTCAAAGCAACAATTAATAGCCGTCGTAAGAAAATTAACGAAGAGCTGGAACGGATTCCAATTCGCATCAACGAGATTGAGAAATCGATTCCAGAAGATGAAGGAAACTTCACGGAACTTCAGGCAGAAGTAGACAAGCTGGACTCAGGTATTGAGGAGCTGCAAACGCAGGTTAGTGCCATTAAAAATGGAAACGCTATTCTAACAAAAGAAGCAGAATTACAACGCATCGATATGAGCTTGCATAACATCAAGCGTGACATTGAACAGGACTCAAAAGAAGAAATTTATCGGTTACGCGCGAAGCTGCAGGAAGAGCAAGCAAATCTGCAAGCATTCCAGTCGCAGAAGCGGTCAAAAGAAAATGAGAACAAGTATGTTACAGACCAGATTCAGCAAACAGAGCTTTCCTTGATGTATCTTCGTCGCCGTTGGACAGAGTTGAATAACCAAAAATATGTTCACGAAGTGGAATGTGAATGTCCAACATGTGGTCAGGAATTACCAGAAGAAAAAGTAGAATCAGCTAAAGAAAAAGCATTGGCTCAATTTAATGCCTGGAAATCGGAAGAGCTTCGCAAAATCAAACGCGAAGGTGAACAGGGTGCCACGAAAAATAAACAACAACAAGACAAACACGGTCAGATTCTCGATGAAATCGCGAAGCTAAGAGCTCAGATTGAATCAAAAGACAATGTTGTTGCAGAACTATCCGAAAAGCTTAAAACAGCTGAGTCCAACGTTCAAGACGTAAAAAAGAATGATGAATATAACAAGCTGATTGAAGAAAAACAAGCAGTCAGCTCGAGCATTCAAACCATGAAAGAAAATGCAGAAGAGTCCATCTCATCAATTCAATCCGACATTCAAGAGAACAAGGCTAAACGTACAGAATTGAATGCTGAAATCGCGAAGTATGCAAATGTAGCGTCCTTACGTGAGCGGATTCAGGAGTTGATGGACCAAGAAGAACAACTAGCAGCAGAGTATGAAAAGCTAGAACATCACTTGTTCCTATCAGAAGAATTTATCCGAGCGAAAGTCAACATCTTAGAAGAGAAAATAAACGCCAAATTCAAGTACGCACGCTTCAGACTTTTCGAAACCCAAATTAATGGTGGGTTGCAAGAAGTATGCGAAACCACGTTCCAGGGTGTGCCTTATGGATCTGGCTTGAACAATGCAGCCAAAATCAACATTGGACTCGACATCATTAACACATTATCCGAGTTCCACGGCATTCAAGCACCAATCTTCGTAGATAACGCAGAAGCGGTTACACAACTGGCAGAGACTGATTCACAACTAATCAGTTTAATTGTTTCGGAGAAAGACAAGTCACTACGCATTGAAACACCAAATTTAGAGGAGGCAATTTAATATGACAAATCAACTACAACAACAGGGTAATGTTCCTGCTGAATCAAATAAACAAAACGCAATGGTGACGAGAGTCGCCGAGAAGGTTCAAAGCATGGTTGAAAACAATCAAATCAACATTCCAGAAAATTACTCGATTGTTAATGCTGTTCAAGCGGCCTATTTCAAATTGACAGAGGTGGATTTTAAGAAGAAAACTTCGTTGATCGACAGCGCGACAAAAGAGAGTGTCGCCTTCTCGTTGCAAGACATGGCCATTCAAGCACTGAGCGTTGCAAAGAATCAAGGCTACTTCATTGTTTACGGCGACAAAATGCAGTTCACAAGATCTTATCACGGTACCCAAGCCGTAATTAAAAGGATGACAGGCGTTAAAGATATTTGGGCTAACGTCATCTGGAAAGGTGAAAAATTCGACGTCGAGTACAACCAACGTGGGCAACTGGCTTTTAAATCGCACGAAGTGGATTGGAAAGCGGCAACCGGAAATAAAGACGACATCGAAGGCGCTTATTGCATCATCGAGCGTGATGACGGGGTGCAGTTCTTGACCGTTATGACTATCGAAGAAATTAAAACGTCGTGGTCTCAATCAAGCATGGCCACAGTGCAAAACAAGTACCCGCAAGAAATGGCGAAACGTACCGTGATCAATCGTGCTGCTAAAGCGTTTATCAATACTTCGGATGACAGCGACTTATTTATTGGAGCTATAAATCGTACTACTGAAAACGAGTTTGATAATGAGAGAAAAGAAATCAACCCAGAGTATGAAATTAATAAAAATGCTAACAAAGAAGAACTAGATATCACATCACCGGTAATTGAACAGCCGAAAGCAACTAAACAAAATGGTGAGATTTCGCAAGAGAAAGAACATGAGCCAGCCGGAACTGCTACTGCAGAAGACGACGCTCCACCGTTCTAATGATTGAAATCAAAACACTTGCAACCGGTTCGAAGGGGAACTGCTACTACATCACAGATGGCTATACGCCCCTTCTCCTGGAAGCAGGAATCAAGTTTCGCGACATTCAACGGAAGTTAAACTTCCAGACACGGGATATTAAAGGCTGTTTGATAACACACGAACATAAAGATCACTGTATGGGTGTTCCTGACGTTTTAAAAGCTGGCATCACCTGTTACTTATCTAAAGGCACAAAAGACGAATTAGGCATTGAACATCATCGATTAAAAGTTGTTGAAAACAAGAAACAGTTTCAAATCGGAACGTGGACCATCTTGCCATTTGATGTACAGCATGACGTGTCAGAACCGTTTGGCTTTTTGCTAGTGAATAGTGCAGGAGATAAATTACTTTTCGCTACAGACACCTATTACATTAAATATCGGTTTAAAGACATCACGCATTTAATGGTCGAGTGCAACTACTCACAAAAGATATTGGACGAAAACATTCTATCGGGAAGAACGCCAAAAGTTTTGAGGAAACGATTGATGCGATCCCACTTCTCTTTAGAGAACGTAAAAGAGTTTTTAAAAGCAAATGACTTATCGAAGCTGCAGGAAATATGGCTGCTTCACTTATCGGATTCCAACAGTAACGAGGAACAGTTTCGCCAAGAGGTGGCAGAACTGACTGGGAAGATGATTTATATACCGTAAGCAAACTGAGGAGTGACAGAGGATGAGCAAGTATAGACAAGTGCAAGTAAGTTTTTGGCAAGACGCTTTTGTATTGGATTTAACGCCAGAGGAAAAGTACTTCTATATCTACTTAATGACAAATAGTAAGTCTTCACAGATTGGCATCTATGAATTACCTAAACGTATTATCGAAACGGAAACGGGTTACAACCGCGAAACAGTTGATAAACTTTTGCAACGATTTGTGGAGTACGGAAAAATTGAATACCACGAACCGACAAAGGAAATTTACATTAAAAATTGGGCGAAATACAACTGGAACAACAGTCCGAAAGTTGTTGCTAGAGTCCAGGTTGAATTGAAAGACGTTAAATACGAACCCTTTGTTGAAAAATACCTGAATGTAGCCAATAACATCAAATCAGATACTGTATCGATACTGTATGCAAGGGCTATTGATAGTCCCGAGATACTTGTACGTAAAGATAAAGAGAAAGATAAGGATAAGGAGAATGATAAAGAACAACAACAAACAGAAAAAGAAACAAAAAAAGTTGTTGATGCTGATGCTCCTGGAAAAGCATTTCGCTTCTATGAACAAAACATCAGTTACTTAGTACCACATATTGCTGAACGAATTTCCATCATGATTGATGAATCATCTGAGGAGTTGGTTCATGAGGCATTGAAACGTTCAGTCGAAGCGAATGCACGGAACAAAATGAATTTTGCTGACAGTATCCTGTCATCTTGGAAAAGACAGAAGATCGTGAAGCTGGCTGATGTGGTAGCTGCAGACAAAGAATTCGAAAGACGAAAGCGAGGGAGCTTGAATGGAACCACTTCAAAACATCATGCAGAATCTAGTGACGAAGAATGGGACGGACTCTCACTCTGAAGGGGTTGAATGTCCACATTGCAAAGAGATTGTCCCACCACTAGAAATTGAAGTCTTGGGACATACGCGATGGGTACAGCCCGTTTGTAAATGTGAAGCGGATGTTCAGAAAGCCGAGCTTGAGATCTATAAGAATGCACAGCGTGAACGTGAAGTGCGAGAGTTGTTTTCGATTAGCGAATTGGGCGAACGGTTTGAGGAATCTGATTTCGCCAACTTTTCTACACGTCCAGGTGCTGAAAAAGCTGAAAAGATTACACGCTACTACGCAGATCACTTTAAAGAGTTTGGGCTTGAATCCATCTTGTTATGGGGTGTGCCAGGGAATGGGAAATCTCACTTAGCTGCAGCTGTTCATAATCAATTGCACAAAGAGGGAAAAGTTGTTGTGTTCGTTTCGATGCCGGATCTGTTAAAGAAAATCAAGAATACCTTCGACAAAGGCAATACCGACAGCGAAGAGAAAATCTTGAAGGCTTTGAACATCTGCGATTTGCTTATCATTGACGACATCGGCGCAGAAAAAACAAGCGATTGGGTGCAGGAAATCGTGTTTCTGATTATCGACAATCGATACCGCCGCAACAAACCGATTATGGCCACTTCCAACTTGGAGCCCAAATTTTTAGAAGGACAGATTGGTAAACGATCTTATGACCGCATCTTAGAAATTTCACAGCCTATTGAAAACAAGGCTACTAGTTACCGTAGACAAGTAGCAAAAGGGCGATTGTCCAAGTTTGATCATCTACTCATCAATTAGGAGGAAAACCAATGGATAAATTACTGAATCAACTCATATTGATTGCCGGTGCTTGGTCGGAAACAGAAGACAAAGTCATCGAGCAACAGTTCAGCATTCTATTTGAAGAACTGAAACAGCTCACTGGATTGAATCATGCAGCTGCAGAAGGTTTGTTGCACAGACACATTAGTGGGGAGATGGCAGCTTGATCAACCGAGTAATAATGGTCGGAAGACTAACAAAAGATCCAGACTTAAAGTACACCGCTTCAGGAGCTGCAGTAGCCAGGTTCACATTGGCAGTCAATCGAAACTTCTCCAATACAAACGGAGAAAAGGAAACAGACTTCATCAATTGCACGGTCTGGCGAAAACAAGCCGAAAACACAGCAAACTTCTTAAAAAAAGGAAGTCTTGCTGGCGTCGAAGGCAGGATTCAAACCGGCAGCTATGAAGGACAGGATGGCAAGCGGGTTTATACGACTGAAGTTGTTTGTGACAGCGTGCAATTCCTTGAACCTAAAAACACACAGGCGGCTAGAAATGAAGCTTCTCCAGCTACTGGCGATAAAGAACCGGTCAATGCGCCGGAAGAGCACACAGGCAATCCAGAGGACGATTTGCCGTTCTAATTTTTTTTACCCTTTCAATACCAATTTTTTCTTAAAAGTGAGGATTTAACGGAATTAGATTGGAAAACAATTGAAGGAGGACGGGATATGAAGTATTGGCATAAACACATGGGCTTTTGGGTTGAGGAACTGAAAGGTTACAGCATCTATTACGGGCCAAATGGTGAGGCGCTCGAAGAAATGGATTATCACGATCTCAAAGCCTATATGGTGAAAGTTCATCTACAGCGTGACATCGAAGTGAAAGCGAGTCCGTGGTTCTGATGGCTGGGGGCAGAGTGCTTTGGTTCTATCGCTTTGAAAACGGGCAGAGAATTTGGCAATACGGCCGTTATCGTCCGACGGGAGTTAATTGGATGTTGAGAAACGGCTGGAGATTGTTTGAGTGGGAGGATAAAAAATGATTTTTACACCCGAAACGAAAGCATTGTTCGATGTACGCAAAAAGGATTTATCAGTGGTGGGGTGAAGGATGCGAATTATGAGATGTGAATTAAGAAGACAAAAAAAAGACCGATTAAGGTCTTTTGATTAGATAAATTCAATTTCTGAATCGTCAATTTTAGCTAAGAGTTTATTTGCTGCTGTCATAACTCTTTGAAAGTCATCACTTCCAAAGGGATATGAGGGACTACGTCTTCCAGCAATTTCTCCCTCATAAACCATTTGTACTTTTAGAACCGGATGTTGATCACCACCCCATGCTTCTTCACCAATCGACACCTTATATTCAGTATTGGGGGGTGTGGATTGCTTGCAGGAACCATTATAAACATTTTCGGGAAAAATGTTTTTGCCATCAATATCACTCTCTTTTCCTTTGGAATACCTTTAGTATACCTTTGATAATTCCAAAGGTAAAGTAAAGTGTTTTTTTAAAAATTTCATTCATTTAGCTAATCGATAAAGGAGGGGCAATATGCTAAATCTCTTAATTGCTGCAGTGATAAGTTTCTGGATTTGTGTTCCAGTGCTGTTTCTAAATAGTTATCGTATATTTCTGAAAGAGGAAAGCGTACAGGCTTCTGAAGCTGTGCGCAAAGGATAAATCAAAAGGGGGTTCAAGTTATGCGTATGGAAGAACGCTTGCGGCTTGTTGAGGAAATGATTGCCGAAAGACCAGATAGTTTATCTGTAGCAGTTCCCACCCATGCACTGAAGGCACTATTGAAACATTGCCGGGATCGTGATGAAATTCAATACAAGTACCTCAAGCAACGTGAAAAAGCCAAGTACTACCAGGAGCACACTCATAGCTTGCGAGTTGCATTGAAAAGGATTCAGAAGAAAGAGGGTGTTCCAGGATGACGAAAGATAAAAAATCCACTCTGCCCGCTGAAGTGTTCTCTGATATGGAAAAACAGAAACTTGTAGCAACTGTTCAATATGACGTCTTAGTTGAAAGAGGAAGACAGAACAATAAGTGGGGATGGCAGAGACACGCGCATGGTGACTGGCTGATGATTCTCACTGAGGAAGTGGGAGAAGTCGCGGAAGCCATGCAGCAAGCAAAAGGTTGGGGCAAGGATACGGATGCTGACAATCTGTATGAAGAGTTGATTCATGTGGCTGCAGTGGCTTCTGCGATTGCCGAACAGGTGTTAGAAGAAAAAAGAAAAAGAAATATTTTATAAGCGAGGGAGCAGGCGCAATGAAACCAGAAGATCGCGAAGGCATGATTATTACATTGGCCTTCAGAACAGGCAAAAGCGAAAGCTATTTTGAGGGGATGGAAACACGCGACCTCATTGCTGAATATGACCGGGTTATGAAATTGGATTGAGGGGTGAGTCATTGGAGACAATCAGCTTTGAAATCATGGGAGATCCAGTAGCCCAGGGGAGACCGAGAGCCGGAAAGAGTTTTTCCGGCAAGACGGTTCTCTACGATCCGGCGAAGTCTAGGGACTTCAAACAATATGTGAAGGTCGTAGCATCGCAATATAAACCAAAGGAGCTTATTACAGGGCCGATACACTTAGAACTGACCTTTTATCAGCCGACACCAAAGAAATATCATACTAAGCCCAAACAGGCGTTAATTGAAGCCGGGTTGTTGCTGCCGGTTACGAAACCCGACGTTGATAATCTAGCCAAAGGTGTGAAGGATGGCCTCACGAAGATTATTTGGCAGGATGATAGCCAGGTGGTCAGCATGATGGTCCGGAAGCTTTATAGCATGACGCCGAGGGTTGAAGTGAACGTTATTTATTAAGGCGAAGGAGGGCTCGCCATGAATTATTTTCTTTTCGAAGCAGACGATCACGATTTAAACCTAATCTTTTCAGAAGAGGAACTGGAAGTGTTTCGGGAATTGTGGAGTGAGAACATCAGTGTGCGAGGTATTGCCGAGAAGATGTCCAGAAAGACCAGCGAAGTGGCGCTCCTCGTCTTTGATCACGCTGAACGGGGATTGATTAAGCAAAGAGATAGAAGCTTGCACAGGCTATGAGGAGGGGTAATTTTGAGGATGGAACCGGTAGAAATTTCCGAGACAGGGGAGCTAAAGTTGGATATAATGGAATTACCCATAAATTGTGTGTTAATCATCTCGGAGGGTAAAGCGAAAATAGCTGCACTTCCCTCACATGCCGAAACTAGCATTGTGACTTACAAAGGGAAAGTTAAGCGTGTGAATTTTGATGAGGGGGAAGATTTTTGAAAGAAGTAACGAATGCGAAAGATTTTATAATAGGAGCGTTGATTCTTATTACTTTTTCTCTTTCGCTCGCATTGATTAATGCTGATATAAATCTTTTTCCAAATTGGCTGTTAAGGAGTTTTGTTACTGGTTTATTTACAATAATAGGGGTCGCGTTAGGAGCAAATTTTGCTGCGAAGAATGCTTTGAAAGTAATTTCCATTAATAAAAGTAATGAAGATGAGAAGCTTAAAGAATTACACATTAGAAACCAGAAAATAATTATCGAACATGGTGATGAACTGATTTCTTATTTAGATGATCACAATAGAGCTTTAGATGCTTTGTTTGATGAGAAAAAAGCAAGTGAATTACCAGGAAATCTTCACTATCTTAATGCAATTAGTTATAATATTCGAGTCTTACTTGAAGAATTATTGAGTATTGACTCTGTTGATCTGCATGATAATCATGATTATTATTTTAGAAAGCTGAGAAAGACCTGTAAAATTCTAAAATTTAATCCTTTTCTATCTTCTGCGTTAAAAAAAGACTTTAAAGCCGATTACATTGAAAATGAAAATATGCTCCACCACAATAATATAAGTATAGGATTAGAGCAGATCAAAATTATGGTTAGACAAATAAGGGCAATTTCAATCTAATATAGTCCACACCATCAAAATTGAGGACATCAATACAGTATTATGCTGTTTTGATTAGGGGGAAGAATTTTGAATTGGTTTGAAATTTTAAAAGAATTCCAAGGCATTATCGGTGCGATAACAGGCGTTATTGCCACAATGGTTGTTAGTCAAATGTTAAGAAATGCAGGAACAGTTAAAATACATTCTGAAGGACTAAGAATAACTTCTTCTTCAAGCGGTCCAGAACCCGGAGAAGAAGTATTTAATTCGAATAGCGATCGATTCACAGCATTTGAAATCAGAGGATTGGTTTTATTTGAAAATACTTCGGAAAACACTAAAGCCATTCATAATGTGAAGTTAGAAATTCATACTAACGGAAATATAAAAGAACAGGACTTGCAAGATGCAACAAAACCAGAAAAAACTAAATTTGGAGTGTATTTTAAGGAAATAACACATTTCAATATACCGCCTAAACAGCTACAATCGATTGTTGCAAAAATGAGTTCAAATCCGGCACTCATGGGTTATCAACATGGAATTAGTGAAATTTTCTTGTCATATGAGATAGCAGATAAAAAAATCTTTAAAAAGAAAAAAGTTAAAATGAAAATTCTATAGTCCCGCCATTCGACTGGTGGACACTATTACTGCATCAAGCTGTTGAGGGGGAAGATTTTTGAAGATGTTCAATGTGGTTTTAAGAGAATCAAACAAAATTTCCGATAAAGTTTTCGATGAGTTTCAGGGTAGAGCAGACAATAATGAATTTGAGCTACATGATGGTGTCATAATCGGTTTATTTGAAGATTTGATAGCAAAAATTAATTCTTTAAAGGTATTAATTGATGCCAAGTGCTATGATTCTCATGATATTATTTCCCGTTCTATATTTGAAGCCCATGTTTACTTAAAATATATATTGAGTCAGGACACTAAAGAAAGAGGGAGTGCATATGCTAAGTCCGCTAAATTAAGCGAATTTAAGTTATATGATAAATTAATTGAAGAATCCAAAGTTGGCAAGGACCTTAGAGAATCATTGGGTATGTCAATTGATGATTTAAAAAATGGTGATTTGTCTGTTTCAGATGAAGCTCATCGCTCCGAAGTTACCAATGACTACTTGAATCTTTTAAACACTTCTAGTGCTAAAACATTATGGTATAACGCAGATGGAAAAACAGGCAGTTTCGAGCAACTATGCATTAAGCAAGGCCTTAGAAATGAATATGAAATACTATATAGAATCTTCTCTAGAGACGTTCATTCAAATAATGCATTATCGCGTTTAAAAATTTCTAATAATATGGTGCAGGTCGGAAATTTTAATATCGATCCTAAATTGAACACTAATATGTCTGCAATATTTCTCGTGGAAAGCTCAAGGTCAGTAATGGAATATTACAAATTAAAACAACCTTTAAGGTCTTTTAATACAATGCTTAAAATCAATCATCTAATCTAAATAGTCCGCACCAGCAAACTGGAGGACACCGTTACAGCTTAATCGCTGTTTTGGTGTCCTCTTTTTTTATTTCAAAAAAACAAGAGGAGGTCCATCCATGACCGTTTGGGCAGATGAGCTATTACACGAGTACGGTATTCACAAGAAAGACCTGGAGCGTCGTCGTGACCGGATTGATCGCACCGACTTCCATCAGAAACAGGATCTTACACAGATCAACAGCATGATTGAAAGCATGACCTTCTCAATGGATTGGATGGAGATTGGGAGACAGCCCGGGACGTATAAGGGTGCAGACAAGCGGAACATTTATCAGCGGCAATCCTTTGCAAGTATGGACTTTATTCCTGACATTACCGTGCAGTTAGAGGAAGGTCCAAAGCAACTGTATATGACAGCTGAAGAGAAGATTATTCTTGCAGATATTTTTGCTGCTTTATCGTTCCGTGAAAGACAATGTTTCATTTTGCATGAAGCTAGTGGTTTAAGCATGGGCAAAATTGCAGATGAAGTGGGTTTAAAAAGAAGGACAGTACAACAATACATCGAAAGAGCGCGCGAGAAAATAAAAATCAAAGTAGGATGAAACTCTTGGGTCAAAGGAACGTATAAAATGTATCCTAAATAATGAAGGGGGCGCAATCATACGTGAATATTGATTTATATGAAACACTGTTTCCGAATATCATTGAAGTTTTTTCAGCTTTAGCCACAGAACTTTTACCGATTCTTATATGGATTTTAGTACCAGCTATTATTTTAAATCGACTTTTCGGTAATAAAGAAGCATGGAATTTAGGAGCTTTGCTTGGTCTAATGGCTTATTTTACTCTTGGGCGAGATATAGCATTCAATTTCTTGTGACGTACAAAAGACGTACAGAATTGTCATGTGTGAAGGGGAGAATAAAAGAGGGGATGCGTTCGAGGACGTAAATCCCTCACTAACGCCCCGCTTATTACGAGTAATAAAAAAACTCCCCCCTTTACAGGAGGAAGCTCGTTGCTATGGCGCACAGTAGTCTAACGACTGCCGGCGACAACTCTAGAGTTATCGACACCTTCACAACTATCACCCTCTCTAACCGATGAGGACACCGGCTCCAAGGCTGGAAATCCAACCTCGGAATTAAAGATCAAGTGAGTACTATAAGTATAGCAGATACCAAATAGTTCGAAAACGACAAACCTACAGCAAATAGCGCGTAAGGAGGGATACATGGTGAAGTTTACCGAAAAACAGCAACGATTCATTGATGAGTATCTAGTGGACTTGAATGCTACTCAGTCAGCGATTCGAGCAGGCTACAGTGAGCGAACAGCAAGTGCTCAAGCAAGTCGATTGTTAACGAATGTTAATATCCGCGCACGTATTGAGGAACTCAAGAAAACACGTGCAGATCGATTAAATTTAGATGCTTATTGGGTACTAAAAAGGTTAATGGATATCTCAGATAGATCAATGCAAGCTGAACCAGTCATGCAATGGGATTACGAAGAGCAGCAGTTAGTTCCATCAGGAGAATATCAATTCGACAGCAGCGGAGCCAATAGATCCACTGAATTAATCGGCAAGCATCTTGGCATGTTCAAAGAAACCATTAAACACGAGGGTGAATTGAACGTGACGTTTGTTGATGACATTGGACGTGAAGAAGATGCAACGTAAACTATCGGAATTCATTCCGCAACATTTTCATCCGGTTTGGAGAGCGTCATTAGCAAAAGAGATACTAAACATCGTCTGTAAAGGTGGACGTGGTTCTGGAAAGTCTTCGGACATTGCACATGCAATTATTCAACTCCTTATGAGAATGGCTGTAAATGCTGTGGGCATCCGGAAGGTAGACAATACATTGGAGCTTTCCGTGTTTGAACAAATGAAGTGGGCCATTGAAGAACAAGGAGTTTCGTATCTTTTTAAAATCAATAAGTCTCCGATGCGGATCACTTACATACCTAGAGGCAATTACATGGTATTCAGAGGCGCCCAGGAACCAGAACGGATTAAAGGATTAAAGTCAGCGAACTTTCCTTTTGCGCTTGTTTGGATTGAAGAGTTGGCTGAGTTTAAAACAGAAGAAGAAGTGACGACCATCACCAACTCCTTATTACGGGGAGAATTGGCAGATGGTCTTTTTTATAAGTTCTTCTTCAGTTACAACCCGCCAAAACGCAAACAATCTTGGGTCAATAAGAAATACGAATCGCAGTTTCAGCCCGCAAATACATTCGTACATCATTCAACTTACCTGGACAACCCGTTCATTTCCAAACAGTTTATCGACGAAGCCCAGAACACTAAGAATAAGAATCAAAGGCGTTATGAATGGGAGTATGAAGGCAAAGCTGTAGGTTCTGGGGTAGTGCCGTTTGATAATCTTCAATTCCGTAAAATCACTGATGATGAAATAAAGCAGTTCGACAATATCCGGCAAGGGATTGACTGGGGATATGCAACAGATCCGTTTGCTTTTGTGCGTCTGCATTATGACAAGAAAAGACGAACGCTTTACCTCCTTGATGAACTGTACAAAGTAAAAATGTCAAATCGGGAAGCAGCTGAATGGATTAAAGCAAAACGATATACAGATGTCGAAATCGTTGCCGATAGTTCAGAGCCAAAATCGATTAGTGAAATGAAAAACGATAATGGAATACGGCGCATCCGGGGAGCTAAGAAGGGTCCTGGCAGTGTGGAGTATGGGGAAAAATGGCTGGACGACTTAGATGCCATCGTCATTGATCCGTCACGTACACCGAATGCAGCAAGAGAGTTTGAAAGCATCGACTACCAAACGGATCGCGACGGAAATCCAAAGCCGAAGCTTGAAGACAAAGACAATCACATTATTGACTGTATCCGTTATGCGCAAGAATCGGATATGGAAAACAAAAGAGCGGGTATCAGCGGATCCACCGCATGGTGAAAGGAGTGAACAGATGACAATCAAGTGGAAACAATTCGATAAAAGCATTATTGAAAAAACGCACGGCAAACTTTACTATTACCGCGATTTGTACGAAGGCAATCATTCGACGCTCTTTTCCCGTGCAAAGGATCTCATTGCTAAAGGAGAAATCGTTGATAACATTACTGAAGGTTCTGCACAGGCACAAAATGTTCAGACGCCTTATATCATTGCAAACATCTCTAAGTTGATTCCGGAGATTCCAGCAATGCTTGTCAGCCGCTCCATTGGGAAGCTCGGCACATCACTTACCCAAGACGATGCTCAAGTGGCTGCTGTGAACAAAAAGACGGATAGCTTAATTGATGGCACCGATGATGAAACCGTAAACGGTACGATTCTTGATGTGCAGCAGGAATTGATCAAGCAAATCGGATTGAATTCGAATCTGCAATTTGAGCATCGCAGCAATATTCTGCAGCATCAACTGGATGGCGGCCTTGTCGGTGTTCCCTGGATGGATGAGCGGGGATTGCGCCTTGAGTTCAAGTCGCGCGATGTCTATTATCCTCATGTTGATGGATTAGGCGCTGACTTAGCGTACACGCGTGAGTTTGAGGAAGGCGAAGAATACCTTCAGGTCTACCGAGAACGCATCGAAAACGGCAACCTGCGTACGACTAATTTGTTGTATGCACTGAATGGTTCGAGCCAGGCAAGACCACTTGAAGAAGAGGAAACAAAAGAGCTGCTTGGCATTGACGAACTTGAAACAGTTTACGTCGGTCGCGGTCGTCCATTCATTTCCTATTGGGCCAATGAAAAGACGTTCATGAATCCACTCGGTGTTTCCTGCCTGAAAAATCAGGGGCCCAAACAGGATGAAATTAACTGGACGCTTACTCGCAGTGCCATTACATTTGAGCGGAATGGCAAGCCGCGTATCGCTGTCAGCAAGGATATCTTCCAAGCATTAAGTGACAGAGCTTTCGAACGTTATGGGGACGAAGGAAAAATTGATCACCGCGATTTAGAAATTACTACTTTCGATGATGCTGGTAAAGCCATGGAAATCATTCAGGTGGATATTACGAAAATTGGCGATATTCAATGGGTCAAGGACTTGATGAAACTCATGTTCATCGAGACAAAGACTTCTGAGAAAGCAGTCGATTTCTACATGGATGGCGGCAGTGCTGCTCAATCCGGTGTCGCTAAGTTCTATGATCTATTCCTTTCTTTGGTTAAGGCAGAGCAAATCCAGACAGAGTATGTCGCTTTCTTGAAGCAACTGGTTGAAAGTGCATTGTGGTTAGCGAACCAAGAAGATCCCGCTGTTGTGATTGAAGAGCCAGAGATTCAGCTGCTCGGTATGATTCCGATATCGCACAAAGAACTGGTCGAAGAAAACGTGCTGGCATTCGAAAAGAATGCGCAATCGCTTGAAACGACAGTAAGAAGGAACAACCCACAAGCTTCTGAAGAATGGATTGAGGAAGAATTGGCGCGTATTGAGTCAGCTGGTCAATCAGATGATACGACCACGTTGACCGCTGGGCGCAGTAAGTTGCTCAATTATATGGATAACCGTGATGCTAATGGTCAGCCCGTAGAGGAGTGATTCCATGAATGAAGAACAGCTTCTAAAATACTTTGAAGAAATCATCTTGGAACTCTCGATAGCCATTGCAGAAAAGGATTTAACAGAAGAAGAGCAGCAAGCTGAATTGGCTGAAGAAATTCAACTGTTATTTGAAAGCTATGGAGCGGCCATCCTAGAAGCGATTCCTCAACTAATTATCGAGAAGTATTTCGGTGGTGTAGACCAGGCGACAGGGCTTCTGGTGAATGCCGGCGTGGCTGTCCAGGCAACTGCCGCTCTGACTGTTGGCGGACTGGTCGCTAAGGAATATCAGAAGAAAATCCATTTGGATGCTGTTGCGGAGATACTGGATGAAACTTTGTCTGACTTGCAAGCTGCTTTTCGAACCGCTGAATTGAATGCCATCAGCAACATTAACGAAACGGTCGCGAACGTCAAAGGGGATATTGCCAAAGGATTGATTCTGGGTGATCCACGCAAGGTTATGCAGGCGAAGGTAGTGAAGTCCTTCTCAGAAGGCGGCCTTACATCTTTTGTTACGAAAGACAATAAGGAATTACCGCTCGATTTCTATGCGATGACTGTTACCCGGACAAAGATGCGTGATGCCGCTGTCAAAGGTTCTGCTGACCGTTATACAGAATCGGGACAGGACTTGGTGAAGATAGTGGGCAATAGCGATTTGTGCGGCGTGTGTGCGAAATACCGCAATCTTGTTGTCAGTTTATCCGGCAATACGCCGGGCTACCCAAAGGTCGGAGACAACGGAGTAAAGCTTCCTCCATTTCATCCGAATGATCGCTGTGGTATTCAACCTTTTGTAGCGCGCTTTAAAACTACTGATGAAATAGCAGAAGTCAAAGAGCGCAATGCTCAATACGATCCCGAAAAGGATAATCGTACAGCTGCTCAAAAACGAGCGTATGAGAAAGAGCAGACAGCTCGGCGCCAGGCTAATGCAGAAAAGAAACAGTTCATGCGCTGGCAATCGGCTTTAGGAGCGGATGCGCCGAAGACACTCGGAGCCTTCCGAAGAATGAAACGGTCGAACAGTCCGAAGTTCCAAGAGCTGCAGTCGAATTACCGTAGTTTAATGCAGACGAAAACAGTGGAGTAGCCAATTGGCTGCTTCTTTTTCATGTCTTTGAAAGGGGTGATGATCTTGATTTCAGCAAGTCAAATTCGAGAATGAAAGGTGGTCCCCCTGTCTCCTTTGGTCGTTGGGTAACGACTGGCCCTGGAGGACGGCATTAAAAGCCTCATGCTGACCGCGTGCGTTATCGCGGAATCCTACCGCAGAGAAACTGCGTAATCAAACGTTAGGAGAATGAAAATGAAAAGAGAATTTCTGAAAGCAATGGGTCTGACTGACGAGCAGATAGATAAAATCATGAGCGAGCATGGCACGACCGTGAATACGATCAAAGGCGAACGCGATAATTTGGCAACGGAACGTGACAGTCTGAAAGACGAAATCAAAAACCGCGATGGTCAGATTACAGCGCTTGAAAAAACGGCAGGCAGTGCAGAAGACGTGCAGAAGGAACTGCAGCGTGTGAAAGATGAAAACGCTAAGTGGGAATCGAAGTACGCCGGAACATTGCTCGATGCGAAGATCCAGTTGGCGGTTGCCAAAGATGCGAATGACGCGAATGATATTCTGTTTTTCATCAAGAAGGACGGCCTAAAGCTTGCTGAGGACGGATCAGTTGAAGGGCTAGGTGACCAATTGAAGTCTTTAAAAGAAACCAAGCCTTATTTATTCAACGCTTCCGCTCAACAGCAAGAAACACCATCACCTGGCGGAGATCAAACCCCGCCACCGCCAGCAGGATTCACGCCAGGCGCCCAGCAACGCGGCAACAACCCGAAAGACCCGGACCCTGCGGCACTGGCTCTTGCAGACATTGAACGCAGACACGGAAAACAGAAGGAGGAATCGCAATGAATTTAGAACAGCGCACTGAACAAGTGGCCGGAGACGGACGCGAATTTTTGAAGACCACTGTTGGTCTTGAATACAAAGCAGCAGGCATCACATTGAAAGGCTCGGCATTCACGGGAGACGTCGTAAAAGGCGGGACAGCTGTTTACCGAGATACAGACGGACTTTTCATTCCAGTAGCAGCAGAAGCGACAGCGCCATTTGCAGGTGCATGCCTTACAGCTCATGCCGTTAAACGTTCGGCGACAGGCAATCCAATTGTAGGCGTTATTGTAGCCGCATCTGCTGACCGTACGCGTTGCACAGGTGTTACTGACGCTTTTGCAGAATACGTTCGCAACCGCATCAACTTTGACCTATAAAACACGAATTGAGGGAGGAAAATAAAAATGGTAGTACAAGCACCTGAGTTTCAACCTGCACGCTTGCAGGCATACGTAGAAAATTTACCACCAGCACGCAAATATTTACTTGAGGCGTTAATGCCGGATCAACCCGTGAATGACCTGAATTTCTCATGGAAGGTTATCAATGGCGCTTATGCACCAGCCGCATCCATTACTGGATTTAACGCTGCCGCTCCATTGCGCGATAAAAAAGCGCAAGAAAAAGCATTCGGATCAGTAGCAAAACTGCAGCATTCTTACTTCTTCGATGAAGTAGAATTGTTCGCATACCAAAAGCCACGTACCCCGGAAGAACAAGCTCAGATCGTGGACGACGGTTTGAATTACACGGATGAACTGGTAAACGGCGTTCGAGATACAAAAGAATTCCTTCGCGCTCAAGCGATTTATAAGGGCCGCATCGAATACCACAATGAAAAAGATGACATTCATTTGGATATCGAACTGCCGGTGCCTGCAGGAAATCGCACGACAGCAACTACAGGCTGGGATGATGCAGCTGCTGAGCCGCTAACTGATTTGAAAGCGATGGTGAAGCAATACCAGGCAACGAATCAGCGTCGCCGTCCAACCGGTATGCACATTACTACTGAAACTGAAGCATTGCTTTTGGCCAATCCTCAAGTACGCATCCAAGTGTACGGAACAAATTCGGTAGGTGGACAGATCGTAACTTCAGCGCAATTGCAAAATGTTCTAGCAGCTAACAATATTCCAAATTACGAGATTCAGGATGACGTTATGGAAGTAAATGGTGAGGCTGTTCAGCTTCTAGAAGATGGAATGGTCGTAATGTTTGGAGCGGGCCTTGGCTTTACTGCAATTGGACCAGCTGCCGAGCGCGGATTCACTCCTGGCATCTTTGCATATACACAAGAAAAAATGAACCCGCCAAGCGAAGAAATCATCGTCGGACAATTGGCATTCCCTGCTTTCCAGCGTCCGTCATCAGTTGTAACACTAAGCGTCTAATCTAGGCGCTTTTTTCTATTCTCAAAAAACAAGGAGGAAACATAATGCCGATGTTTACAGCTAATTCATACCTATCTCACAAAGGGTCTCTAGTAGAACCCGGAGCGGATGTCGAGCTAACAGAAGAGCAAGCCAAACACCTGGGCGATAAAGTGACGCCGCATGCAGCTGCTCCAGAGAAACCGTTAGAAGAAAAGACGGTCGCTGAATTGAAAGCCGAAGCGAAGCAACTCGAAATCGAAGGCTACAACGATCTGAAAAAAGACGAGCTCGTTAAGGCAATCTCTGAATCACAAAAGTAAGGAAGTGGTCTGAATGAACTTCCAATCCGTAAATGCCTACTTGAATAAGATGCGTAAAACAGCTGGATATTTCGACTTAGATGTGACCGACCAGGAAAAAGAAGTGTTTGAAGCTACTGAATTGTTGAAAGATAATTTCGAGGCGTCAAAGCTGACTGATCGGGCGGTGGCGTTGCAAGTCGTTTATACACTGGAAGGCGAAGATGAAGAATACGCCAAGTTGAAAAGGCATGGCGTTACGTCTTATTCCGTGAAAGGCGTCTCCGTTTCGTTTGAAGGCACGGGAATTTCTCCAGATGTCATTAGTCTATTGCTGCCGAAAGAATCCAAAGCGAGAGTAGGAAGGCTAGTATGATGCCGTCAATGAAGCAGCGAGTCATTGCCCTGCTCCCTGTCTTTGATTCGAATGGGAAAGTTGTTCGTGATGAGTTTGGCCGTCCATTAAACCCTCGTAAAGTTGAATCAAAAGCCCGTGTGCAGTTTAAATCGCAATTGGTCCAGGATGCACAAGGTCAAGAACATCGGGTGGCACTTGAAATCGATATTCCACCAGATTTTAATCCGGATGCAGGTATCGAAATTGAGTACCAGATGATTGATGGTCGGACTGCAAAAGGAGTTATTCGGGCGAAGGATGAAGCGGTCAATCTAACAGGGTCCAAGGTTTATTATCGGACGGTGTTTGTTGATGGTTAGTCGGGGTTTGAATTTCAGCTTTAACTTAGATGGCTTGGCAGCCTTTGAAAAAAGCCTGAAAGACATGGAGAAAGATTTTAAGCGTAATGCTCAGGCAGGAATGGTTGAATACTCCACATTGGCAGAAGAAGGCTCGAAATCTTTGGCGCCACGAGATAGCGGCGACCTGGAAACTTCCATTCAATCGCAACCGGTTGCTTGGAAAGGTGATGTGATTGAGGGCAGTGTAGGTTCTAATCTCAGTTACGCTTTGCGCCGCCACGAAGCTCCTGAAAGACTGGAAGAACGTGATAAATACGACAACGGGATAAGAGAAGCGGACTACTATAAGGACGGCAAAGGGCGAAGAACGAGGCAAAAGGCAACGTGGCGCGGTCAGATGCCCGGACGTAAATACATTGAACGAGCTGTCGTAGCCACCGAAGAAGAGTTCGAACAGATCATGGCCGAAGCACTCGAAAAAACATTAGGAGGGAATTAATGATACAGACATTCTTAAAAGATAAGCTGAAAGAATTGCTTCCCGACCTTGTGTGGACCGCGAGCTTTCGGACAACTGATGTTAATGCCGGCACTGTTTATTACGAGGGCGGCGGACAACCCGCTCAATATGACGTGCCTACGCGTTATCCACGGTATATGGTCTATGTCTCATCTTCAGACTGGAAGTTTGCTGAGTATGCTGCAGAAGAGGTATATCAATCGCTTCATAAGTTCGAGAACGAAATTGTAGAAGTTCAATTTTATAAAGATGGAAACGTGGTGGCTGTGAAAAGCTACCGCGTTTTTTTGATCACCGCAGCAGGTGAGCCAAATGATCTCGGCGTCAGCAATGACGTGCGGGATTTCAGCATCAATTTTGATGTGACATTAACAGAAATCAAAGGAGGCAACATTATATGAATCCAGAAGTGCGAAAGATTCCGTTCGGCCAATCCAACTTTATTATTGGTGAGGGCGAAAACATCATGAAATTTGATGGTAAAGAGCAACTGCAGGCAGAGGGTGGAGAAGTTACACTCACGCCAGTATTCGAGGATGTTAATATCGCCGATTACGGTCCTGCTGTATATGACAAGCGTTTTGTTGGTATGGAAACGTCAGTCACAATTGTTGCCGCTGAAGAAACCATTAACATCATGGAATTAGCTATGGGTGCAACTACCGCTATTACTGCTACTGATGGCGGCGCAACGGTCGGTCTAATGGATGCAGCTATTGGTACAAGCATGCGAGCGAAAGGTAAGCGCGTATTCATTCACCCTCGTCAGTACGCAGATACTTACACTGACTTGGATATCACAATCTACAAGATGATTGCAGATGGCGAATACACTCGTTCTGCTGCCAATGAGCAAGGAAATGTCACGGTTACATTGACTGGCCTTCCGCGTGATGGCATGGATCCATCTAAGCCAGGTAACTTCTACTACATCGGCGGCACTGACCCGAATGCAGAAGTTGTAGCTTAACAATTAATGGATTTGAGAGAACTACGGTTCTCTCTTTTTTTGTACTCAAAAATTAGGAGGAAAAGAAAAATGACAAAAGTAACTTTGAAGATGAAAAAAGGGGAAACCGTAGAAAAATCACAACACGAAATCGAGTCACTGACCATCGAACAATTCCAAGAATCAATGGGTGTGATCAAAGAAGTATTTGAAATCGTGCAATCAAACGATGCTTTGAAAGACATGTTCAATCAGTTTTATAAAGAAGAGGAATTGGATGATAAAGAATTGTCAATTGAGCTCATTTTTCAATATGCAATTGGCGCATATGATTTATTGCTAATCAATTTGCCGGACCAAGCGATCCGCCTTGTTTCCGCTATGTCAGGCATTAGTTTGGATGTGCTGAAGAAACAGAAGCTAGAAGATTTCTATGATTTCTACGATGCAGTCCTTGAAGAAAACGATATTGAAAAGTTGTTTAAGCGGGGGAAGTTGTCTTTAGCTACAACCAAGATCAAGCTCAGCTTCGCGAAGAAACTCAAGAAAGCGACAGCCTAATCAGTCCAACCATTGCAGAAGCATTTGTTTTCAAACTCGGAAAGGTACTGGGCGGTCGCAAGGAAGTCGTGACCGCTCCTGCTGTGGAGTTGCTTCAGTTTATGGACATGGAGTTGAAGAAAGAAAACCAACAGGCAGAGCGGGAACGCGCACGGGTCTGGCTGAATTATTTGGTCAACGTCTTCACTCAACCCTCTATGGGGAAAGAAGATCCGAAATTCGCAATGGCCAAGAAAGAATTTATTGAATCGATCAAGCCTGAGCAGAAAAAAGGGCAGGCTAAAGTTTACGAATATGACTTTGAATTAATGAAACGACTGAAAGCGTCACAGGAAGGAGGAGGATGAATGGCAACAGTCAGAGAATTAAAGGCGATGTTCTCCGCAGAAACTAAAGGCATTAGAGCGGCCTTTAAACAGATTCAGCAGGAAGCAGCCAAATTAAGCGGCACCACAAAAAAGACAACCGATGATGTAAACAAGCACTACAACAGCCTAACTCAATCAACGGACAAGCTAAAACGTGCGTTAGAAGAGACAAATAACGTCGAAGCTTTCTCCGAGCTAACAGAAGCCTCTGAACGAGCGCAAGAAGAACTTCGAGAGACAGGCAAAGTTAGTGAGCAAACCATGAATGATATGGAATCTGCTGTAGAGGATGCCGCTCGACGATTCAATTCATTGGGCCCGGATGCTCGCTCCAGCTTCGATGTGGTCGGCCGAGCCATTGAGGATATTAACGGAGACCTCATTTCTTTACGTGATACTGCCGGCAATAGTTTGGATACGTTAGTCGATGCCCAAGCAGACGCTGCGCAAGGATTTGAAAACTTGGGGCAATCAGCAGGACGTATGAGAGATTCTATACAAGCTGCCGGCCAGACAGATACCTTTTCTGAATTAACGGAAGCCGCAGACAGAGCGCAGCGTGAAATTGAAGAAACGGGATCTGTTACTACGGATACGATGCAAGTATTGAGAAATGCTGTCGATGGGTCGAGCTCGCACTTCAATTCCCTTAGCACAGAAGCGCGTTCAAGTTTATCTGAAGTTGAAAATGCGATTAACTGGGTCAATGATGATTTGGCACGCTTGGAGCTGTCTTCACAAAATAGCTTAAATGGATTGAGCGGAGCTTCTCAGAATGCTCAACAGGATTTAAATAATGTTGGCGATGAGGTTAACGAATTAGACAATGAATTACAAAATCTCGGTGACGATAACGGCTTGCAAGACGTGTCAGAAGATGCGGAAGAATTAGGCGATGCTCTTGGTAGCTTAGGTGGTGCTGGAGGGGTAATTGCCGGAGTTGGTGGAGCCTTTGTAGCTGCTGCAGGAGGGATACTTGGATTTGTTGCTGCAGGAGCCGGAGTATTTGCTTTTGTAAACTCCAGTGATGAATTAAAAAGAGCTGTTAACGGGCTTGAAGCTTCCACCGGGGCCACCAATGAAGAAATGGATGTCATGCGTCAATCACTAATAGATATACATGGCAATAATTACGGCGAAGGTTTTGAAGATGTAGCCACTTCATTAGGAGAAGTCAGAAAGGCGTTAGGATTAACTGGAGATGAGTTAGAACAGGCAACAACCATGGCACTTTTATTGCGTGATTCTCTAGGGTGGGAAGTACCCGAAACCATGGTGGCCGTAAGAAGCATGATGGTTAATTTCGGATATGATGCAGAAACGGCCATGAACCTGTTAGTTCAAGGCGAACAGGACGGAATAAACGTTGCTGGTGATTTATTGGATGTCTTCAATGAATTTTCAGGAGCATTTAATGATCTTGGCTTCAATGGCGAAGATGCAATGAATATGATTCGTAGTGCCATGGACAATGGAGCAAAGGACGCAAGTATTGCAGCTGATTCAGTAAATGAATTTGCTACATTGATTCGTGATGGATCTGAAGCAACAAAAGAAGCATTAACTGATGCAGGGTTAGATGCTAATGCGGTTCTAAAGGAATTTGATAAAGGTGGTCCAGCAGCGGCTGCGGCTTTCCAAAAAGTTACTGAAGCTGTAGGCGGTATTGGTAGCCAAGCCAAGCAAGAGCAAGTGGCGGTATCGTTATTCGGTTCAATGGCTGAAGATGCCGGCGTACAAGCTGTCTTGGCATTAGGTGATGCTACTGGCAAAGTAGATATAGCTAGAGATGCTTTAGCTGCAATGGATGCAGTCAAGTACGACACTATAGGAGAGGCAATTGCGGGAGTTGGCAATAGACTTACGTCTAGTATTTTAATCCCTTTGCAAGACAAAATAATGCCAGGCGTAAGTAATTTTGCAAATAATTTCGTATCTACAATTGGTGGAGCAATAAAATCTATTGGTTCATTAATAAGCGGAGGCGAGTCAGCAAAAGATATTTTAAAAAGTTATGGTCTTGATCCGAAAGAATTCCAAGGTGTCCTTGATGCCATGAACCTGATTCCTCACGCTTTATCTCGTATACGAAGTGGATTCACAACTGTTGGAGACGTAGCGAAAGCGGTATTCGCTTTATTCCGCAACCAAGATGGTACAGCGATTGAATTGCTGGCAGGACTCGGTCTAGATCCACCACAGATACAGGCAGTCATGAATGCGGTGGACACGGTGAAGAACGCTTTCACTGGATTCCTTTCGTTCGTTGGGAACAATGTTGACCGAATGAAGTTGCTATGGAACTCGGGTGGCTCTGAAATATTTGCAACAATTAAGCACGTCTTTGTAGATTCGTGGCCGGTTGTAAAAGAAGCACTATCGGCTGTGGTTTTATTTATAGGTTCGCAGATTGCTAAAATTCTTCAATTCTGGAATGAAAATGGCACAACCATTATGGCAGCTGTTTCAAATGTTTTCAATGGCATCATGGCAGTAATCAATTTTGTCATGCCGCTTGTACTAGCGATTATCAAAACGGTATGGGGTAATATCAAATGCGTTATATCGGGCGCACTCGATGTCATTATGGGAGCGGTCAAAGTTTTCTCCGGACTTTTCACTGGTGACTTCGCGAAAATGTGGGAAGGACTCAAGCAAATGTTCCTCGGAGCGGTCACGTTCTTATGGAATTTTGTGCAGCTAACCTTCTTCGGGAAAATCCTTGGAGGGCTTAAAGTTTTCATTTTGAGCTTCCGTACGTTCTTCGACGATTTATGGAAAGGCATAATTTCGCTATTTAGAGGGCAAACAACTTCGGCTATGACCACAATCCAAGTGGCATGGCAAACAATTTTGCGCGAAACGAAGTCAATCTTCGGAAAAGTGTATTCGTTCTTTAAGGATATTTTTCTGTTTATAAAAAATGTCATAAGTGCAGCGGTTTCTGGTTATCTCAGAATTTTAACCACTTCTTGGTCGACCATTTTTAACGTAACTCGAACAACCTTTACCAAAGTGTATGATTTTTTTAGGTCCATCTTTTCCAAAATGCGTGATTTCGTGTCAGGTTCAGCTTCCGGAATTTATAACAAACTCCGCGATACTTGGTCAGCTTTACGCACGAATACGTCGAATGCCTTCCGCGATATTTTCAACGGCATCAAGTCTCGGTTTACGAACATTGTAGATCTGGCGAAATCTTTGCCACGGCGTATCGGTGACGGCATCGGATCAATGGCTTCGAAAGTAACTTCAGGGGTCACAAAAGTCATTAACAAACTGGCTTCAACACTTGGAAAAGGCGTAAATGGTGTCATCGGCGGGATCAACTGGGTGCTCGACAAAATCGGCGTAGATACAGACATTCCGAAATGGACAGTTCCGCAATATGCACAAGGGACTAAAGGCAATGGAGCTCATCCAGGCGGTCCTATGATTGTCGGAGACGGGACAGGCAGCAACAGAGGGCCAGAAATGATTGAGACTCCCGACGGCAAACAAGCACTGTCTCCATCTAAACCAACATTGACAACAGCACCAAAAGGAACAAAGGTCTGGTCAGCAACGGAAACGAAAAAGATATTGAAGATGGTTCCACATTACGCTTGGGGCGACGATATCAAGTCTGGACTCCGCACCGCTGGGAACTGGGCAAAAGATACGTACAACGCCGGAAAAGATAAAGTTATGGCTGTTGGCTCTAAAATCAAAGATGTAGCAGTCAATGCTTTTGACTACATCAAGTCCCCTGGCAAGTTCTTGGACTTGGCACTCGAAACGCTAGGCATCGAGAAACCAAAAGGCGGCGACTTTATCGGCAACATGGCTGTCGGTGGTTGGAACAAAGTAAAAGAAGAAGCGATTGATTTCGTGAAGTCGAAACTCACGACATTCGGCGCTTCTCAGAGTGGCATTGCTTTGACAGGTGGCAGCGGCGGTGGTTTTGGTGCACCATTCCGATTTACCTCGGGACCTGGACCACGTAACACAGGTATTCCAGGCGCATCCAGAATGCACGAAGGATGGGACTGGGCAGCACCAATCGGAACGCCAATTCCTTCTGTCACAGACGGCGTAGGGCATCGCGTAGGCTATCATCATCTCAGCGGTAACTTCGTTGAGGTACGCGACGCTTCTGGGAAAGTTCACCGCTATCAGCACAACAGCAAGAACATTATGCGCGTTGGGCAGCAGGTTAAAAAAGGGCAGACAGTCGCGCTTGTCGGGAACACCGGCGTAGGCTCTGGCGCTCACCTTCATTATCAAGTCAACGGCTATGAAGATGGCGGCATTGTCGATGGACGTATGGGCGCACAACTGGCTTGGCTTACAGAAGGCGGTTGGTCTGAATCAGTTATCAGCCACGATCCATCGAAGAAGACGAGCCAGAAAGCGATTTGGGAAAAGACAGGTCGAGAGCTTGGATTTGATTCCGGAAGCGGCATTATTGAATGGCTAATGAAGATTGCAGATACTAATCAAGATATCGCAAATGTGACTGCGGAAATGCTGTATAAAGGGATACCACATGGACATGATATTGTGGTGAACTCAAGAACTTTCGCCAATGCAGTCACTGATGACATCACAAAGAGACAAGAGTTGAAAAAAGCAGTGAAAAATGAGTTTAAACGTTAGGAGGTGGTAATTTTGGAAGGTTTAGGATTAACTTTTGGCGAAAGAAGACCTCCATTTGATTTAAGGGTTATAGAAAAACAAATAGGGCGCATTGCGCCTATCAGAAGAAAGTCACTCGTTATTCCAGGTCGTCCAGGAGCGGTATCGAATGGCTATGATACTGACATAAGACTAATTAAAGTTGTCTTAGATTTTGAAGCTGAATCAAAAATAGAATGGCTCGAGAAACTTGAAGTGTTGGCAGCTTGGTTTATTCGTGAAGATCCGGAACCATTAATCTTTGAACAGGAACCAGGTCGGATGTACATGGCTGAGATGGATGGAGAAATTGAAACAAAAGAAATTGGAATCTATGGCCAAGTCACCATCAACTTTATTTGCAACGATCCATATGTTTACAAAGGGCAGTTTGCCACGAGTTTCGTTGAAGGGGTCGCTATTGTTCGAAATAACGGGAAGGTAGAGACTCCACCAATCTACGAAATCGAAGTTTTAGACAGCATTACGCACTTGGATATTTTTACGGATAAAAACTATTTGAGGTTTGGAGAACCGGCGCCGATTGAAAATGTGGTTTATCAACGCCAAACACTTATTCTAAATGACACGATGAAGTCTCTGAATAATTGGACCACTCCAACAGAAATCGATAATGGTTATATTGGCGGAACCATAGTTGCCACACAGGCGGGATTCGAAGCCACTTCATTCGGTGCAGCTATTCAACCTTTAAAGTGGCAAGGTCCGGCAAAACAGCGTTCTCTACCTGAGACAGTTCAAAATTTCCGTGCTGATATTCCAATTGAGTTATTAAATGTCACTAAGGAAACTGGAATGATTGAGATTTATTTTTTAGATGCATTAGGAAACACAATCGCAAAGATTGGCATGGAAGACGTGTGGCCAACTCTTAAAAAGAATCAAGGAAAGTTTCAACTTGGAAATGTCGATAAACGGAAAATAGAATACCACCGCCAAGCAGACTATGCTCCTGCCTGGAATGATTTTAAAGGAATGCTTCGCGTGCATCGTGACGGCAACTTATTTCGACCTTACTTTGCACAAATTCAACCAGACGGAAAGCATGTGTGGGTATCCCAACAATGGAGTTATCGAGATGAAGCCCTGCAATATATGGCTCCTATTGCTCAAGTGAAGGTTGCTATTCGCAAATGGCCCGGAACGAGTACAAGTCAGGCGAATATGAGAATCAAAGGCATTAAATTTTGGCGATACAACGACCCAGCAGAAGGGATTCCTTACATCGCAAACCAAGGTGACAAGTTCGTTATCGATACCGGAACAGGAATCGTCACGTTGAATGGGGAAGAACGCGACGATATGAAAGATTTCTTCAGTGATTTTTTTGATATCGAACCAGGAATGAACACCTTGCTTTTGCAACCCTTTGACAAATTATCCGGAAAAGTAATCATTCGGGAGCGATCGCGATGAAAATATTAGCCCTCAATCCGCAAACAGATATGTTGTTAGGTGAATTAAATAATCGAGGAAATAAAATATTTACTGAAGATAAGCATATTAAAGAAATCGATGGTGAAAATTCTTTTCAATTCATCACACCGATAGGAATTAAAGAAGCAAAGTTCTTTGATCAAAGAAGTCGAATCTTAATCCCGTCTGAAACTGGATCATTCGAAGAATTCATCGTCTTCCATACGAATGAATCAATGGATGACAAGAAGCAAGTTGTTTCTACAGCAGCTTACACTGAGATGGACAAAGAGTATGTCATTTCACCAGGCACTTATGTTGGGACTCTAGCGGAGTTAGCTAATGAGGCTTTGGAATTCACAACATATGACTTAGGTATTTATGAGAGCATACAAAGAAAAACCATCGTCGTAACAGAACACGTCGGAGTTTATACCTATCTTTCTCGAGTAGCTAAAGAGTTTGAATTAGAAATGCCAATCCGTACAGAAACTTCAGGGACACGCTTCACTGGTCGCTTTGTCGACTTTGTAAAACGAATCGGACCGGATTTAAAAAAGGAAGTTATCTATGGTCGGGATTTAACCGGTATTGACAAAACAGTATATAGTGATCGGATTGTCACTGAACTTTTGTGCATTGGTCCAGAGCGCGAAGATGGTAGTCGTTTGACTACGGTTGTGAGAGATGAGGATGCGTTCCAGCGGTGGAATCGCAATGGTAAACCGATTATCGGTATTTATATACCAGAATCCGCTGAGCAGGATATGACATTAGATCAACTACAACAATATGGGCGGACGGAGTTAAACAAACGAATTGCTTCGGTTGTTGAATATGTCATAACAGCAGCTTCTATGGAAAAAGCATTCCCAAATCAGAAAGTAGTACTTGGTTGTTCTTTACGAATCAAGAATCCTGAGTTCGATCCACCCTTATATGCAGAAGCAAGAGTTATTCGCGTAGAACGTTCAATCTATGATGAAACTCAGAAGATTTATCACATCGGCGAGGTCAAAACCTATTCAGAAGAGGATATCTACAAAACCTTCCGGCAACTGCAGAAACAATATAACTTAAGGGTTATTCGTTCTGCAGAAAAGCCTCCAGGCAGTGCGAACAAAATCTGGATCCAGATCACTCCAGACAGTTCATTAGAAATTCCTTACATTTGGAGCACCGAACTGAATGACTGGATAAAAATTGCCCCTTCGACTGCAGCTGAAATTGGCGCAGAGACGCCGCAAGGGGCACAGGATAAAGCAGATGAAGCGTTGCGATTGGCGCGAGAAGACATATCAGGGGTTCAAAATGCTTTGGATTCGTTGGAAGTGGGGATCAATACCACTTTTGCGGACGGCATTATCGAGGAAGCGGAAGCAAAGGCCATCGAGACGTATTTGAATACAATCGGCACAGAGAAAGTCAGCGTGGACAATCGCTACACCTCGATTTACAGTGATGTGCTTTTGACGGGAACCGTAAAATCAACACTAGCCGAAGCGAAAACCCTGTTCAACATCGCACATGCCGATTTGACCGGATCCATCCGGATGGCCATTTCAGATGGCCGGACCACTGCAACCGAGAAAGCAGATGTGGAAGTGAAGTTCACGGCTTACCGCACACGGCTGGCGACACTGGCCACGGCCTTTGAAACGGCCGGCAACGCAATCGCTTCAGCCAAAGCGGCAGTGGCCACGGAAGAGGCCAAAGATTATACCGATGATCAACTGAGCAGTTTTGTTCCATTTATTGAGTACACCAATAAGCTTGCTGAGCTGCAGTCCCAGATTGATGGATCGGTCATGACCTGGTTTGAATTCGGACAGCCAACCGCTCAGAATTATCCAGCTTTGGAGTGGACGACAGAGGAAATGCGGAATATCCATCTCGGAGACGTCTACTACGATAAAGACACCGGATTCGCGTATCGCTACACCATTGAACAGGGAGTCCATACATGGACGGACCTCAAGGACAGCGATGTGACGAAAGCGCTCCAAGATGCCGCAGAGGCAAAGGATACAGCCGATGGAAAACGACGCGTCTTTATTGCACCACCAATCCCCCCATACGATCCAGGTGATTTATGGACGCAAGGTGCAGGCGGGGATATTTTGCGTTGCGTAAAACAGAAAATCATTGGCCAAGTCTATGCAGCCAGTGACTGGCAAAAAGCCGCGAAATATACAGACGACACACGTGCGGTCCAAGCGGAAGAAAATGCCAAGAATCATGCAGACCAGCGGAGCACGGAGATTGCAGCAGAGATCAATCAGACCATCCAGCAAACCCGTATTAACCTGGAAACCGAACTCGCGGCCAAAGCAGGACTCAATTATGTCGATGGTCAATTCAATCTAGTTGATAGTGAATTGAACAGCATGCTCGGTAACATCAACTTAATCACCGGCGACGTTTCTGGAATTACTTCTCGAATCGATGGCCTGCAAGCCACTTCAAGTAATCTGCAGTCGCGTGTTGCCCTGAATGAAGATGCGCTATTAGCCAGCAATGGCCGCATGACGACGTTTGAAACCGATGTGAATGAGCTTGCGGGTACCATGTCGACCACAATCACGCAGCTGTCGAACATTGAGGGCACAATTACCAATCAGCAGGCGCAAATTGAGGCGAATGCCACGGCAATCACCTTGAAAGCGAGCCAAGCTTCGCTGGATACGCTGACTGGCGAAGTCAGCGACATCGGTGCGGAACTGAGTGTTCAGGCAGGGAAGATTACCTTAAAAGCGGAATCTTCTGCTTTGGCGACGGTGGACAGCAAAGTGACCGGTGTCCGGAACGACTTGGCGACGCTTGAGGTTGGTGTATCCGGTATATCCTCAAAAGTAACTTCTCTAGCAACCGAGATGAGTGAACTGGAAATTGGCGGGCGCAACTTAGCAACCAACAGCTCAAAGTTCACCAAAATAGATGGGTTTGGTACCTATACCGGAATTACGAGCGTTGTCTTAGATGAAGGATTGATCAAAGTGGTCGTGAATAGTAGCACGGGTCGCTTGTATTTGGTGGTGCCTCCCGGATTACCTTTTAAAGCAGGAGATCAATTTACAACATCCGTTGTCTACAAAACGGATTCTGTGGCGCCCAATAATTTGGGGGTCGGGGGCAAGTTTTTCAAACCGCCGGCCTCTGGGGAAACTGGAACTATGCCGACCGGTCGAGTTTCACAAACAGAAGATTTGGGTGATGGATGGCGAAAAGGCGTGGTCACTTTAACCATGCCAGTACGCGCGGATGTGGGGGAAACAATTCGTCTTTATGCCTACTTCAAAGATAGTACGGACACAACCGATGTGATCGTTTTTATCAAATCGGTAAAGATTGAACGCGGCAATAAAGCGACCGATTATACCCCTGCACCGGAAGAAGTAGACGTATCGATCAACAATGTGCAGCAGTATGCATCCAGTGTCAATCAGAAAGCCGACTCCATTAGTACCAATGTTTCAGCTCTAACCCAGACGGTTAGCGGTCATACGACTTCCATTTCAAATGCCCAAAGCAGTATTACGCAGCTTAGTAGCAGTGTTGCTTTGAAAGCTGAACAGACGCAAGTTAATACAATTGCTGGACAAATAACTTCTGTTAACAATCAGCTGGCTACTCTGAAAGTGGATGTTGGTGGCATCTCAACCCATGTCAGTTCCTTGCAAAGCGAATTGGGAGCTTTGGAAATAGGTGGAACTAACCGCTTACTTGATAGCGAAAGCCTTTTTGTTTCAGGTCTCGAGGGAGGCTACCGACTTGAGTACAGATCTCTCAATGTAGGGAAAAGCTACATGGATATTGAAGATGGTACAGACATCACCATTTCATTTGATGTGGAAATGGTCGTGGGAACCGCGAACCCACGCATGCAGGTTTATAACTCCAACAATCCTGGACCTAAGTACTTCACATCAAAAACGATAGCCTTTACAGGAGCCGTTGGGGATACCATAAAAGGCAGATTTAGTGTGGAAACTAAAATGTTCGATCGCGCAAATCCTACAAGAGCAGATAACTATTTAGAGTTTTACACGACTTATGATACCGGCAATTTCTTCAAAATCACAAAAATAAAAGTAGAAAGAGGCAATAAAACAACCGATTGGTCACCGGCACCAGAAGATGTGAATGCAGCAGTTGCGGCCGTGGGTTCCCGAGTTTCTTCCGCAGAGTCTTCTATCACGCAGCTGTCGAATTCAATATCGCTCAAGGCGGCCCAGACACAGGTGGATACGCTTGTAGGAAATGTCTCCAGTGTCAGCACTCAACTGGCATCGCTTGAAGTCAGTGTTTCCGGAATCAGCACGGTGGTTAGCTCCAAAGTATCTCAAGCAGAAATTGACGATTCAATCGCCATTGCGAAATCGGCAAAAGATACGCGGGATGCAAATGAAGAGCCGCAATTTTACTGGTCCAACTACAAACGCCAAACGGTGGAAGAGTTCAAAAGGAGAACGGTCTTAGGTGTGACGGGTACGGCAACTTATGGTTATCTGACCACTGAAGTTCCTTGGAGCGACAGCAGCGGTGGAGCCATCATTCAACGATTCTCCAGTACGGATGGAACGTTCGAGCGGAGAAGTATTTCAACCACAAGTTGGAGTCCTTGGATTCAAGTGGAAACCACAGCGGGTGCACAGGCAAAAGTGAATGGATTGAAGACGGCTGAAATAGATCCTCTCAAAACAAGGATGACCTCTTCCGAATCATCCATTACGCAGCTCTCGAATTCCATTGCGTTAAAAGCAAGCCAAAGCAGTATGGATAGCTTAACTGGAAGAATGAATTCTGCAGAATCTGCGTTGACTGTACAGGCCGGACAAATCTCATCAAAGGTGAGCACAACGGATTTTAACGGAAACAAGCTTGTTTCGCTAATCAATCAAACGGCCACAACTGTTGATATTGACGCCAGTCGAATTAACTTGATAGGAGCGGTTACGGTATTATCCGATATTACTGGTCAACTAGGAAATATCACCGCTGGAACGATTGATGGAGTTACATTCAAATCTGGCACAGGCACTTCTCGTAGTTTCACATTAGCTAGTGGCATGGCCGAATTTATAGAAAAGGATAGCCAAAGTGGAGTAGAAGTCCTCACGCGTACCACGTTGAACGATAATGCCTTAGCTATTACAAATAGTATTAGCGGAGAGGTTTACTACGCGATGCAGCTTCGTGCAGACAGTTTACTATTCGATACACAAGGTGGAATTGCGGAATATGCACACGACAGAATTTTACTTCATCGTGGGAAGGAATCAGAAATAGCGATGTACGCCAATACATTTGCAAGCTCAATTATTTCGACCAATACCCTGCAGTTAAGCGGGAAGGGGCAGACATTATCTATCGAAGATGAAACCTTGCGTTACAATGGCTCACCAATTGGTTTTTCAGGTTCTGATTTACTTTGGTCCGGTGGTGTCTTTATGCAGGCTTCCCAAAGTATTGCACCAAGCCGATCACTACCCGACTGTCCAAATGGCTGGCTATTAATTTGGGGAAGATATGTCAATGGAAGTGTTTCAAATAGTGACTGGAATTTCACCATGATTCCAAAGCGGTACGGTATATTAAATGGCGGATCTTGGCATATCCTGGGAGCTGCAAATGTAAACGATGCAGTCCCACCTGTCGCCTATAAATACTTGTATGCCACAAACACCACGATATCCGGGCACGACCGGAACAAGAGTGGAACAGAATCTGGGCAAGTTTTAAGATATGTTGTCGCTTATTAAAAAGGAGGAAATAAGATGCAAGTCAAAATCCAATATTCTCAGTTAGCTAATATCATAAATCTGTTGTCGGAAATGCCTTTGAAAGGGCTCAAATCGATTCATCGTACGCGGTTCCAGAACTTGTTGCAGGAGCGTCTAAACCAAGTCGCCGAAGAAGAGATGGCCATCATTAAAGAACATACCGGAACCGCTATGGTAAATGGGAAAGAGGAACCTAAGCGCAAAGAAAATGGTGAATTTGACATTGAAGATGTGGCTGCCTTCAAGCAGCAGCAGGAAGAGTATTTTAAAGAGCATTATGTAATTGATGATGGCGATTCGCTCGTGATGTTGCTGTCTTTGAAAAATGCAATTGATGACTATGAAGGCGAGCTGGCTGGAAAACAAGCTATTGCTTACGAGCATTTATATACTGCATTTGAACAGGTTGTCGAGCCAAAGACTATAGAAGGAGAGGATGATAAATGATGGAGAAGTTAAAAATCGCAGTCAGTAACATTCGTTTTACGGAACAGGAGGAGGAACCGATGGTACAGATTCATTTCAATACTATGGGTGGCCAAATCAATATTAATGGCCATGTGGTCGTTACACAAGCCGATTTTTTTACGAATAGTGGATCAACCGAAGCAATGACTGAAATGGTTCGTGTGGAATTAACGGAACTATTAACACCAATGCCTTCTTAAAAGGATTTCTCATTCTCCTTGTCGAATAACGATATTGGGGAAAGGGGAAATAGAGATGAATCTTAATTTTAAAGAAGGCATGACGTATCTTGATTGGCCAAAAAGACGAGCGATTGTTCACTACAGATCAGAGGGCGTCATGGTAGTCCGTCTGGTGTTCAATTTTCAAAAAGGGGTGCCAGATGAACTGGATGAGGCGCTAAAGTTTTTTATGCGCTTCAGAAGCCAAGAAGAGGAAGATGAATACTTGAAAGAAAAGCGAAAGGATGTCTGGGATAAGCTGTGTAAATCCAGAGAGAGATTAGTATGAGGCAGAATAATCTTTGTACAAAACTGCTAAATAAGATAAAAATGATGAAGTTGCAAATTTATAGTAGCAAAAGTGATTTTTATGAGATTGCTATGACAGAACATGGTGAACCTGTACTGTTAGGGATAGCGGAATCAGATGAAAATAGCCTTACTATTCAATTGTTATATACCGATACAACTAAATTTTATAGGTCCACTTTGTTAGGGAGTTTCGTTAATGATCAAATGGTAATTGGAGATATTAAGGTTTTGTATAAACCCAGCTATTCTCCAAAATTAACTAAACCATTCCGAAGAGGTTACGGGACTTTATTGATGAACCAAGCTTTAGAAATAGCTAAACAAAGGGGCATAAAAAAAGTCACTGGCAATATGGTTTCATTTGATGAGGAAGAGAGAAAGCGACAAATCAATTTCTATACTAAGTGTGGCTTTACGATTGACTCACAGAACCAATTATTAAAAATACTATGATGAGAAGTGTTTCTTAATAGAATATATTAATCAAAGAGTGGCCACCCGGGCGCTCTTTTTGTTTTGCTCAAATTAGAAATAAATCAAGTAGCATCGAGGGGAAACCTGCTATGTATAAGGAACAAGCGGTGCGGGAAGTGAATTGGAAAAGGCGCCCACTGATGCGGGCGCCTCTCTTTTTAGCACTTGTTCGGTTTTGTCATCCATCGGGAATCTTTCGGCGAACGATATAAAAACTTGCCTTGGTAGAAGATTTCCGACTTTGAGTTCACCTTGCATTTTGGACACAGGTAGTAGTGAAACGAGTAATCATCACGTTGTGAAACGTCATATAAAACCGGTGAGCAGTTAATACAGAAAAACATGCTTATCATTCCTTTGGTTTGGGATACCTTACGTTAACCCCTTCATGAGAAATTACAAGCTTTTTTTAGTTTGTTTAGCTAAGACCATTTCATTTGAATGTTTCGCTCCTGCCAGCTGTAGGATAAAACATTCAAATGAAATGGGGTGAGGCTATGCAGGAGATATATTTGTACCTTATCGGGTGTATTACGATTTGGTTATGGAACAGAAAGTAAGCGATGAGGAGTGCCCTACTGGCACTCTTTTTTTTATACAGAGAAAAGCTTAAAAGGGGGTTTGAGATATGAGGGAGGATGAGGGATATGCACAGATGGGAGGTTGCGGGGGTGAAGAGTTTCTTGGCAGCATTGACAAGTTTTGCGGTATATTTGGCGGGCTTGATCAATGAGGCAACCGTCGTATTATTATTTTTTATGTTTCTCGATATGATCACTGGGCTACTTCGCGCTTGGATGACCAAATCATTAAATAGCACACTTGGCATGGCTGGGCTCATAAAGAAATTCGCAGTATTCGTTGTATTGGCTATGACAGCCGGCATCGAATACTTTTTTATTCATATGGGTCAAGATACAAACGGCATCATCATTATGGGAGTTGCTAGTTTTTTTATTGTAAATGAGGGTCTTTCCATTTTAGAAAATTGTGCACAGATGGGTTTGCCAATTCCACCGATTCTATACAATGCATTGGATAAATTAAATAAGGATCCAGGGGGCAAAGAACAGAAATTACTTCGTGATCCCATGCTTGAAACGATTGATAAAGCTGTATTGATTAAAGAGATTCAGCAAGTTCAGCAAGAAAAAATTGTGCAAGACAATAAAAAGGAGGAATAAGAATGGCAGCAGTATTAATATTTGCAGGGATTCTTACGCCAATCATCACAGCATTAGTGGAAATGATTAAAAAGGCAATGAACATGCCCATCAACTTTATCCCAGTACTGGCTTTACTGGTCGGTCTATTAATTGGCTTTGCAGCACAACCATTCACCGATTTAGATTACGTCAATCGATTATGGGCAGGTGGTTTGGCAGGTCTTGCAGCTACTGGCCTTTTCGAATGCGTGAAGCAGCGTGAAGGACAACCGAAAGAGGGGGAATTTTTAAATGGCAAAATTATTGAATGACAAAGGGCACGGTTCAAATACCTATCCACCATCCAAAGGAATTGCGGCAGCTGGAGGTGTCCCGGCGATGGCCGAGCACTCGTTTAATGCAGCAGTCGGTGATGAAGTGGAACGCTTGTTGAAAGGGAAGTTGACAACTTATGGTGCTCAACCTTCTAACCGGGCAGACGTTTTACTTGCTAGTCGCATCGCTAATTATAATGCGCAGTACCGTTCAGATAAAAACTCAATTGGGATGTCGCATCACGGAAACGCCGGAGCCTCTTCTGTACGGGGCTTTGGTGTTTTTTATTGGCATACTTCAGCAAATGGGAAGAAGCTGGCTCAAATGGTACTGGCTGAATACAAAAAAGAATTCCCAGGCTATCCGATTTGGGGAACGGGCTTATTTCCATGCGTCCCTGGCACTTGGACCGACTTCTATTTGGTACGTGAAACGGTAGCACCTTTTGTATTGATCGAATGGGAGTTCTTCACGAACCATGCAGCACGGAAATTAATGTTGACATCCGATTACCGCATGCGTTGCGGTAAAGTGGCAGCGAAGGTGGCTTGCGATTGGTACGGCATTAAGTTCGACGATAGCAAACTAGTCGTTGCTACGAAACCGGTTGTGAAACCAGCTGCACCAAAACCCAATCCAGTTACAAAGCCAAAGGAGGGACATAAAGTGGACAAACCGACACCAGCATGGAAAGTTGAGTATGATCGTCAATCAACCCTCGCAAAAAAACTTGGCTTCACAGATGGAACTAAACCGACAGAAAACACTTCAAGAGAAGAGAGTGGCGTCATTGCAGCTAGAGTTTACGAAGCTGTATTAAATGAATTGAAGAAATAATATTAATCCTGTTGATCTGAAAATGGTTAGCAGGATTTTTTATTTGGCCAAACAGGATTGCACACTCAAATTCCATGGTAATATAAGAACATATGTTCTTATATTAGTGAGGAGTTGGTCAGAGTGAGAGTAAATAAACACTTGAAACAAATAGGGGGCATTAAGGACCGTGGGTTGATAAAGTGGCAGGGAATGATGCTGACCGAGCATGTGGATTTAATACGTGCTTGGTACGATGAGGATAAGTATGATGCAAAACCGGAATTGGATGAATATGACCTGCAACTGCTACAGAAAGAATTGATCTTGGCTGCACAGCGAAAATGTCAGGTGAAAATGGAGTCGTGGAAGGACAAAAAGTTTCATTATCACATCGGGATTATTCAAGAACTAAATGCACATCGAAATTTAATTGTCTATGAAGATCCTGCGGGAATGCACCGGTTGTCAATGAATGAATTGACAGCTCTTCAAATGATTGATTAATAGGCTCATTTTTGAAGTCAACTTAATGATATTTTCGGTTTTTAAAACCATTCATTTTCTGGTTTCATTTTAGCGTTAATTACTGTTTCATTATTAACATTGTTACAAGATGATACAAAATGACACACAAATTTGTTGACTCTTCAAGTTGAAGAGTTTATTATAAGGTTAACAAACCAAGTAGGCCATCGAATTTGGCTAGGAAAAACCTCTAACTCTGTTAGAGGTTTTTTTCTGCCATTTTTTTTCATTATAGAGTATGATAGAAGCTACACAAACATGCTGAAACGAGTTGAAGTTATGGATGATTTTAATGGAGACAAGCCTTTTATCCCTGTAAACTTGCAAGTTGAAAAGCTGATTTCGCGAGGATTGGTAGTAAGCGATTTAAGAAAAGCCGAAAAACAGCTTCTCCGAACTAGCTATTATGATTTGATAAACGGTTACAAAGATATGTTTCTTATGCCAAAAGAAAAAAAAACAGATGAAGACCAGTTTATAAGAGGGACTTCTTTTGAAGACATACGAGAATTATATGAATTCGACCGAAAATTACGTCAAAGTATTTTAGAAATGACTTTAGATATCGAGTGTGCTTTTTATTCGAGTATGGCTTACAGTATGGCGTTGGTCTACGGTGAGAAGCAGGAAGATTATCTCGATATAAAAAATTATAAATGGGGAAGAAAGCAAACAAACGGAAGAACTGAACGTGAGAACTTATTTAAGCGAATTAATAGGAAAGTTGGTAATCCGGAAATACAACCGTTGCTCTATTATAAGGAAACCTATAATAATATTCCGCCTTGGATTTTAGTAAAGGATTTGACTTTCGGCGAGTTAGTTATTATGTATAAGTTATCAAAAGATAGTGTGAAAACAGAAGTCATTAAAAATATTATTGGAAAGAATCCGACAGAGCAAGACAAAGAGTTCTTCTTTAAAGTTATGGAATTGTTTAATAAATTCCGGAACTGGGCAGCCCATGGTGGAAGAATGTACAATCATTACACTAATATCGAACTTCCATATTTAGAGGAGTTACATACTATCTTTGGGTTAACTAAGTTGGATCATAATAGAGGTAATGGAAGGAATGACTTTGCAGCCTTTCTTATTGGAATTATATATTTCTTCATAGATAATCCACGTGGGACCTTTGAGTTTTTTGTGAACATTCAACAAGCAGTTGAAAGACATATTAAGACTAAGCCTCCTTTGTTCGAAGGAGTATTAGGAGCTCTGGGAGTACCTATTGATTTTTATACAATAGCCTTGGAAGAAATGTTTAATTTTCATAAAGAAGCAATGATGGCAGCGAACAATGAAAAATAAAAAGAAGAGATATTTAAAATAAGTAGAGAGAATTGATACGCGCTTTGGTATTCATTTTCTAATTAAACAATCTTAAAAAAAGTGGTCAAAGCTGTTGACCACTCAATGACCACGATAATTATACAAACTGATACATTACTTATAGAAGAAACTCGTTTTTTACTTCTTGAGATAAAGTGGTCGAAAGTCAGTCGTGGTATGTGATATTTGCTCATAAATGGGTAGCATATAAGAACGTAAAATACGGTCTGTAGGAGAAAGTCGAACACTTCTAATTGGAATTTTAAGAATAGTTTAACTACCTAGTTTAAGTAGTATAATAGTCTATGCTAGAATCAATTATTAAATAACAGACTTGTTATAAACGTACGTTATTAATCATTGTGAGAAACTCTTTTAGCAACTTGTAAGCTTTAGAGAGGATGTATATGATGAGTAAAAATCGAGAGTCTCAGAATGATACTGAACAAAGGTGCTTAGATTTTGTGAAAAATGAGATGAAGGAAAAAGATTGTTTTGGATTATCTAAAGAACATTTCACTGAATTGAAAAAATGGTTAAATAATTCTGAGCCTAATTCTAATAATAATAATTTTCCCGATTTTGTTTTCGGCAGCGGCTTCATAGAACACTTTGCAGTCACTTCCTCATTAGTGGATAAAAAAGGTGCAAAACAGACAAGGGAATCATATGTTTTCAAAAAAAAGAGTGAAACTAATTTCTTGAAACATCTCGATAGTAGTGAAGAAGAGATACTGGTAAGTCATTCGTTTGGTCGCAATTTTGAAAAACACACACATTTAAATATTGTAAACTCAATAAAAAAAAGTTGGATTAAGCATATAGAAAGTTACGATAAAAATACTTCCGAATTTACACATAGGATTTTCCTAATTGAGTATACAGATATTATTTTGCAAACTGCGGTTTCTAGGAGAAATGAGCCTACAGAAGTTTTTGATACATATAGAATAAGCGTTGATGAGCATCTATTAGATTGGATATATACATACAAAGAAAAAATTGATTATTTAATTCTTGTTAATCTTCTCTCACCCTCTATTGAGGTAATAAGAATAAATCACATTCCGGATCTTATAAAGGAAATTCCGGAAATTGGGTGTGCGCCTGTCATAGGAATAGAATCTCATAAATTTATGGGATTTAAAATTAAAGAAGAAAATATTTAATAGCACTCTAAAAAATAAGAAAACGAGCCCATTGCTCGACTGCTGAATGAACGTGCATAAACTGAAGAGATTATTCCACCAAGGCTTAAAACATGTAATCAAATCAAAAAATTTAGTAACTTAAAATACATTTGGACACACTTTAGGCATACTACTCAAAAAGAACATAATAAAAGGCTGTTGTACCAAGATTTCAAGGAGTGTTATAAAAAATGATTCCTACTGGGCTCGAATCAGCTACCTTTATCCTGATTAAGTACTTGCACACGTCATAAAAAGATTACACAAATTTATGGAGTATAGGTTCGACTACTATATATAGTAGGAACTCGTTTAGTCGTATATTTTTTTGCCCAATAAGCATTTTATAACTTGCCCAACTTTTGCCCAACTGTCCAACTACAAATAAACACAAATAAACAGAATAGATTTATAGGAACATTGATTTATCAACACTTCGTCACACGCAAATACACATAAAAACACCAGGTATATAATCCGCACATCTGTACACCCATGGGAACGCGAGCAATACTTGAAAATGTATTAATAGGAAAACCGTTGGAGCTTATAGCTCCAACGGTTTTTTTTGTTTTATGGGAAGACCACCTGTGTAACTATACTTGTATGCCTCTTTGGAAAAGAAGGATATTAGCAGCAATAACCATTCCTAGAAAAATGAAAAAGGTTATGGGAAAGCGAAAAGTATCGCAATTGGCTTTCAATAGACAATAAAGAGCTGCGATAATAAGTTCCGAGTGCAAATATATATCGTATAAGTTATGTGGCAAAGATAGTAAAATATGCATTTTTTCAAAAAAAATAACCAGTTATAAGGAGAAATATGAATGGCATATCCAGTGTTGAATTCAGGTAGGGACAATTTTAGTGTTTTTATCAATAGTTATAGTGTGTGAAGTTTCGCTTTTTGCAAAACTAGTTCTTTTCTTTATCGGGATGTTGATTGCTTTTTTGTTTATTAATTCTCTTCTTACAAAAGAATCTATTAGTAAACAAGCAAAAATAGCTTTATACAGTCCATTGGCTGTTATTGCTTTCTTTTATTTCATGGCCTTTTTTTAGCAGAATCTGTTTCCATTGCAAGTTTTTTTCGGATGATTCCCTTTCTGTGGGTTATGCTCTTTTTGTATTCACATTTTTTTGGTATTTTCTTTATGTTTTACAGATCTCACTATTTATCCATTTCTTAATTGAGCACTTTTCTTTACCGTTTTATGTTTCAGTCTTTTTTTATGTGGCATTTGGACTTGCTTGGTTCCCTGTGGCTACTTACCTCCCAGTGATTAGCTTATTCGTTTATTTTTTCATTGAAGAAAATATGCGTTGGCGATTACCCAAAAAAGAGATACGTCAATAAATTTGGCCATTATTTTTTTGATACTCAAAAATTTTAAAGTTCACTATAGAAATATATATAAATGATAAAAAAATGTCTTTTTACGATAACAATCTATTTATTTGTTATCCATTTTTGTATTAGAATATATTAGAAAGGTTTAAAGTCCTTGTTTTATGGTTATACTATAGAGTAGCCTACAAATTTAATAACTCGTACTGAATTTTCCTTTGTTTGTACAAAAGGAGGATTTTGTGGGAGGGGATTAAATTGAGGAAGATTCAAGGGCTTTCAAAGTTAGTAAGTTATTTGGAGTCAGTAGGTTACCCAATGACTGCTGAAGAGATTACAGATTTGATGTTAAAAAGAAAGATACCGCATCGCAAAGCTTACCAAGATATCATTATATTTAATTTAGAACATATTGATTGGTGGATTGCTGAGCAGCGGAAACAACAATCAAACGAGTATACGTAA